CTTGTGTTATTTGTCCAAATGATGGGGTTTACTTTTAATGATCTACCTTCCGGGAAGGGCGGTTTTTATACATGTACCAAGAGCCGCTGGAAACTCAATAACTAATGCTATAGCTTCCGCTTGTGCCGGAAATAATTTTGATATTTTCATAGGAACGGGGGCACATTCTATACCGCATTGGTGGCATTTTGCAAGACATACAAGAGCCTGTGTTTTAAAAAAATACATAACAGAGTGGGATGATATATTTAAGTTTGCTATTTATAGACCAGAAGAAGAAAGACTTAATAGCATTAAAGCATTAGTAGATAAAGATATTGCTTTAGGCGTTCATGAGTCTCCACTTTGTGCTGATGGATGGAAAAAAGTATTATCATCTGAAGATAAAGAATGGTATTGGGATATTCAAAGAAAACAAGATTTAGCTTGGTTTACTAAAGGTTATGATGGAGAAGATCTTGGTGTTGAGATATTTGACTACTACAAACTAAACGAACAATGGTGGGAAATTTGTGTAAAATGTGATATTCCACAATGTAGTTTGCCACATCTTAATAAGGCTTAATAATGATAGAAGCGTATGTCCTAAATACCTATGATGAATTTAAAGATTGGCATAGAACTTCAATTACTAGCCTCAATAGGTATTTTACTAAACATGGAGTAACGCTACGTGTTATTGACAAAAATAATTACTTTGTTAGAAAGATGCTTGATACTAACATTGATCATCATCCGTTCATTAGAAAGCTAACGCGAATTTATAGTTTTTTAGAATCTCAGGCTGATATTGGTATTTTTATTGATTTAGACACTGTAGTACTAAAACTAGAAGAAGACATTAACGGATTAATACCGCAAGACAAAAATTTTATGCACTGGAGATTTGTAGATTTTGGCGATAATCCCGACAGGCCGTGGTTGAAAACAAAAACAGATATCACAAGATTATTTTTTTCCGATAATTATAATAAAGTGCTTAATACTGATACTGGCTTTGCAATATACACAAGAGAGTTTTGTCAAAATTTAGTTGATTACTTAATAAGTAGAGAATTAGATATTGTGTCAGAAATAGGGTTGCTTCATTGTATGAGCATTAACAACCAGTTACGAATTAAGGATGAAAAACAAATAATTAATGATGAACATTTAATATCCTTTTTTCTACAAGAGAATGATAATTATAAAAGCTACACAATAGAGCCTCCGTGTAATTTTGCTGGGCAATATCCAAATAACAAAATATGTTCATCAACTTATAATATAGGCGATCCGCTATATCCACAAGAAATAGAATTTAAGGATATGATAACTTGGTCTATGCAGAAGCTATGCCTACATGATTGTATATTCCATCATTTATTGGGATGGAGAATGTCTCACAAGTTAGTGCCATTTTATGTGGAAGCATTTAAAAAATGAAGCTATACACTGGAGGAACATTTGATCTTTTCCATTACGGGCATATGAAATTTTTAAGAGCCTGTCAAAAGATTTCCAGTCAAGTTTTTGTTTCTCTAAATACTGACGAGTTCGTATTTTCTTATAAAAATCAAGCCCCAATTTTATCTTATCATGAAAGAAAACAAAGTATTGAGTGTTTTGACTCAAATATAAAAGTTGTTGAAAATATTGGTGGTCACGATAGCAAACCAGCAATATTAACAGTTCAGCCAGACATTATAGCAATTGGCGATGACTGGTGCAAGAAAGACTATTACGAGCAAATGCAGTTTACTCAAGAGTGGTTGGACATTAATAATATACTATTAATTTATATTCCGTATACCAGAGATATCTCAACTTCAAGTTTAAAGGCAAGAATATCTATAATTTGACTTTATTTAAAATTCATGGAGTATACTAAGGATAGATTAGGAGATAATAATGTTTTGCGATAGTCCTATTTGTGGCAGCACTTTTTCTGATATCGACACATATGTTGTGTCAAACGGGGAAATATTTTACTTTAATATCGACATTCAGGAAGATGAGAGCTTTTCCATTGAAATTCAGGAAGATGAGAGTTTTTCCATAGACATTCAACAAGATGAAAGTTTCTCCATTGATGTTCAGCAACAGGATGTATTTAATCTGGATATTCAACAATCTATATCCGAAGATTTTATAATTATTAGATGACGGGAGAGCTAAATGGCTAGTCAAATACATGTTGGAGATATTGGCACTAAACTCATTATGACCGTTAAGGACGATGGGGTAGTTGTAGACATATCTACTGCTAGCGATTTAGATGTATTTATAAAAAAACCAGATGGCATTTCATATGAAAAATCCGGCCTTTTGTATACTGATGGCACAGACGGTAAAATGTATTATACATCCGTCAGTGGCGATTTCAATGCTGCTGGAAATTATAAACTTCAGGGTAGAGTATTTATGCCTAGCGGGACTTATTATACCAGTATAGAAGATTTCAAAGTTTACTGTAACCTTTAAGGGGTAAAATTATGTCTTGGCAAGGTGAAATGACTACAATAGTTAGATATTTAATAAGTGATGTCGATCCTACAAACTATAGCTATTCTAATGAGCGTTTAGAGACCAGTATTTTAGTCGCTGCACAAATTGTGCTTGTCGAAGTAGATTTTGAAAACACCTACACGATTGATGTAGAACAATGCTATCTTAGTCCAGATCCTACAGATCCTACAACTGGCTTATCGACTGTAAATAAGGACGATGCTTTTATTAATTTAGTTTCTCTTAAAACTGCCTGCTTGATTATGGGCAGTGAAATGAAAACACAGGCACTTAATGCTGTTAGAGTCAGCGATGGTCCAAGCAGCATTGATTATACCGCAGTAGCAGCAAATATTAAATACCTATACGAATATTCCTGTAAAACATACGAAGAATACAAGTTTAATTACGCCGCTGGCAATAATGCAGTTGGCAAAGCAATTCTTAGTCCTTACGCTCCCGGCAGTGACGTTGTATATAGATACAATGGTAATTTTAGACAATACATTAGATAGAGGTAAAAATCATGGCAGATGTTCTTCAAAAGATTATTGGAGGTAATGATTATAAGAATGGAACGGCTGTTGTATCCGTTAACGTTCTTGGAGTTGTTACGAATCATACATTAGATACAGTAAACAATCAGACATCACAAATACCAACTCAAAGCGGCGTTTTAGATTCTAGATTTGAGCATGTTAGATACTACACTGGAGATGATATTCTATAATGGTTACAATTCCATCTGGCGTGTTTACAAAATATGCGGAATTTGCTGATGCTATGTTAGCATCAAGTGGATTTGGCATGTCCTGTAAGTTGGTATATACAGAAAAGATAGAAACAATTGTAGATGTCGTTCCGGATATCAAACAGCGTAAGTTAATGAACTTGCAGAATACTTCTCCAGATTCCGGCTTTAAGAGGGGGTCAACAAGTTTCAAGACTGTAGAAACAACAGAAGATATTACACTCCGCGTTTACTGGGATAAAAAAGACTTCAAGAAGTTTGGAAATATTGAAGTTCCAGATGGCGGAATAATGACTATCGGAGCTTATGCTGATCTACAAAAAATAAATAGAGCAAAGGCTTTGCTTATAAATACAGATAGAACTGGTCATGCAGAATGGCGATTCACAAAGAATGGCGAGCCAGTACTTCATGGATTAGATCAAAAATATTTTATGTGTTTTTGGGGTCGTGCATAATGGCTGGATTCCGAACCAAAGCCAACTTAAAAATAGTTAGTGGAGATAATGTATTTCAAGACGCTATAAGAAAAGAACTTATTAAGGCTCTTTTTGGAAAGATTAATACAATCACTAACAATTTACGTCCAAGCATATCTTCAGTTGTTAGTGTTCAGTTGATGTCTTCTCAAACAGTTACAGAATTACTTGGCGGGCAATTAAGAGATGACTTTGGTTTAAAGCCAGCAGAAGTAACAAGTGCTATTGGGGGAATTATTGATGCTTTGGCAGAAAACTTTCAAATAAAAGTATTAGCTGGGTCTAATCAGTATGTAGCAAGATTATCTGCTGAGATTTTACCTGCTGATTTTTCTTTATCATCACTTTCTGCTGGCGGGTCATATCAATCAACTGGAGGAAATGTAGATTGGCTCGAATGGTTATTAACTCGTGGCACAGAAATTATTATTGGTGATTATTCGCTATTTGAACATGCTCGTGGCCGCACACGTTCCGGAGGTAGAACAGTAATGGTTCCATTAAAAAACTTATCTTCCAGCGAGCCTTTTCGCGTCGATCCATCACATGCCGGAACAGAAGCTAGCAACTTTGTAACAAGAGCGTTAGAACCAGCATTTCCTCAAATTGTTGAAATGGTTGCAAAAGAAATTAAAAAGGTGCTTGAATGACATACTTAAAAGGCTTTACTTTATTTGGCGATGCAACGATTACGGCAGATATTAGAGAGAATTTAATATCATGGCTAGACTATGGCTTAATAGAAAAGTCTGGATATATTAATGTTGAAATACCAACCGTTGGATATTACGGTGGATCAGAACATCAACTTAGGGTCGTTGACGATCCTAGATATACATATGGTCAAGTTTGGGAGGGGTTTCGATCAAATTGGGTATGGGAAAGTGGGCTTGGTGCATTGACCAGTACTGATAGTGCTTACCCCGGAGTTTCTGGAGTTTATGTTGGTGGCGACTTTTATCCAACATCTACTGCGGGAGCATACGCTCATTATATTAATCATCCTTTAGGAAGGGTTATCTTTGATACGGCGATTGATACAGATGCTACTGTAACATGTGAGTATAGTTACAAATATGTTAATGTGGCACAAGCGGATGGACTGGAATGGTTTAAGCAAGTGCAGAAAAATTCTGAACGTGCTGACAATTCAAATTTTATCAACAATAGTGGTGAATGGGCGATACTAGGCGACAATCGTTTACAATTACCTGCTATTGGTGTGGAATTAGTTAATTCAAGAAAAATGACACCTTATGCACTTGGCGGTGGACAGACAATATTCACTGATTTTCTGTTTCATTGCGTTGCGGAAGATGTCTATACGCGAGATCACCTAATTGACATTGTGACTATGCAGAATCAAAAGGTTTTAAAAGCATATGATTTGGACCAAATTGCGACAAACAATGCTTTTCCTTTAGATTACAGAGGTGTTCCCGTATCGGGTGCTTTGCAGTATCCAGATCTTTTGTCTACTTATGAAGGCAGGCATATAAGATTAATTGAGGCGAGTATTGATTCTGTTTATTCGCTTACGCCAAATGTACATGTTGGTACAGTTAAATTAAAGACTGAACTAATAGTTCATGGCGTATAGTATCTAGAAAAGTAACATTTTTTCCATAATGGGAGTTTAAATTATGGCATACGTAACAAATACAAACAATAGAGTCTTCTATGCTACACAAGGTGTAGCATTAGGAGACAGAGCGGCAACAAGCATTGTCGATAGTTGGCAACCCGGAGACGGTGATTTAGATGGTACTGGAAAGGTCATGATTATGCATGGCTTGCAGTCCATCGGAGTATCAACCAACTTTAATTTAGAGCAAATCTTTGAACTTGGACAGCTTTCTTTGTATGAAAACTACGAAGAAATTCCAGAAATCGAAGTTAGCTTTGAGAAGATTCTTGATGGTTATACTTTAGCATATCATGCTGGAACCCCTACTGCGGCAAACGCAACACTAACTGGTCGTGCAGCACCTCGATCAGATATCAGAATGGTTATTGGCTACGACACATCTGATGAAATTCAAGAGGGCGGAACCAATAGCGGTGTAGCAGAACTTTATTGCTCTGGTACTTATATCAGTTCTGTATCTTATAGCTTGAGCACAGATGGCAACTTTACTGAATCAACCACTTTTGTTGGTAATGATAAGCAATGGTTGACAGATACTGATTCAGGTGGATTACTGGTAACTGGAACTGGAACTATTGCCTCGGCATTTAGCTCTAGCGTCTTTGGTAATGATGCACCAGTTGGTGAAGCTAATAGCGTTTTGCGTCGTCAAAATGTTGTTACAGGAAGTACTGGCAAATCATTTGGCAGTGGTTCAGTCAATTTTAGAACAGTTGTGCCAGCCTTTATCGAAGGAGGTACTCCCGGTGCTACTGGCGTTGAAGGAGGAGCATATACTGGTCTGTATACTAATGTAACTTATATTGATAGTGCTACTGGACCTTATCTACAATCTGCTAGTGTAAGTGTTGATCTTGGTCGTGAAAACATTTCGCAGCTTGGTAAGAAAGCACCTTACTATCGCTATGTTTCCTTCCCTGTAGATGTGACTTGTGATATTGAAGTCATTGCCGTGGGTGGAGATAATATTGATGCTTATGAAGAAGGCTATCCAAGTGCTGGTACAGGCAAAAACATTGGTGTTCCAGTTGGTAAAAACCTTGCTAATCACTCAATTCAATTTGTTCTTGATGATAGTACAGTTATTCAATTAGGTAATAAGAATAAGCTAACAAGCGTTTCATATGGTGGAGGAGATGCCGGTGGAGGAAATGCCACGGTAAGCTATAGCTTCACTAATTCTAACGACTTTGTTGTTCTTCATTCTGGAGATCCGGCTCCTATCAACTCCGCTGATTATTGGAAAGACTACTTTGGTTAATATAAATTAGTTAAACAGTTCCGGAGGGGGAAACCCCTCCGGGATTTTTAGGATTTTAGGATGGAAAAACTGGACTTAGTTAATGCAGTGATTTCAGGCATTGTTATTCTTCGCATCGGGAAGGAATATATTTATTGCAAGCCTCCTTCCGCAGAAGATAAAACTTTTGCGGATTTTTTTTCACAAGAGCAATATGACGATGCTTTAATTGATGGAATATGGACTCAAGAAGATGCTGAAAATCATTTGATTGAACTAGGTTATTGGAATAAAGAGGACGATGATAAATTAAAAGAGTTAAGAGATAATATTGACAATATGAAACTTGACTACTTTAATCAGTTTTATAACAGTCAAACCAAAGAGTATATCAAGCGGGCTATTAGCGGAATAGAAGATAAAGTAAATAACTTATATACTACCAAGCATACATTTTATGATAAGACATGTGAATATATAAAATCCTATGCATTTGAATCCCATGTTTTATCAAAGAATGCATTTTTATCAAACGGACAATTAGCTTCTGATAAGTTTTCCATACATAAATTAGTTTCTAAATTTAAAGATCAAACATACTTAATTGGTTCAAGGGCTAGAGAGGTAGCAAAATCTGATGCTTGGAAAAACTACTGGTTTTCTCTAAAGCATGAGGTTTTCGATAATAAACATTCTACTTTAACTGGATTTCAATTGTCGGTAGTTGGATGGTCAAGTTATTACGAAGGCGTTTATCAATCAATGGATAAGCCATTCGATGAAATAATAGAAGATGATATAGCAATAGATGGATGGTCTATTTCTCAACGAAGAAAACGAAAAGAAGAAGAAAAACAACGCAATGCCGAAAAGATGTTGCCTAAAAATATGTCAGATGCTGGAGAAATATTCATACCAGTTAAAAATCAACGCGAAGCTCAAGATGTTATGTCACTAAACGATGGGGCTGGAAAAGCCAAATTGAAATCACTAAAAAAAGACTTAGAAACACGGGGTTCATTATCCGAAGCAGACTTAACAAGTACAAGACAAAGTATACAAATGCAAGCTGCGGAAATGTCCAAACATAGTAATAGAAGGAGATAATTGTGGAAAATAGGAAAGATCAAATCTTGAATGAAAGATCCAAGACAAGATTAAAAAAAGAAATAAGAAAACGAATACAAACAACAATGATTGGATCTTTATCAAGTGTTGAAAAGTTTTTTGGCTTTCTTTGGGGAGAGGGTTCTGAATCAGAACTAACAAAGGAGCAATTACAAATTCGAGAAGTGTTTGAAGAGTTAAGAACTGAGATATTAGATAAAGGCAATGCTCAAATTCGTAACTCAGAAGCCGAAATAGAAAATTATGATATTGTGTGGAATAAGTATCATATAAACTTACCTTTAAAAAGAATGAATGAAAATTAGGAGGGAAACAATGGCTAAGAAAGATGAAAAACGTTTTACATTTAAAGACAAGGACTACATTGTTAGGCCAGCAAGTGCCGCCGATGTTGTTGAGGCACAGAAAGTGTACAATAAAGCCTTCAAGAAAGCAATAGAAGAAGGTGCTATTCTCAAGAAAAGTCTTGAGGATCATATGCGTCGTCAGGGCTTATGGGATGATGACAAGCAAGAAGAATACGACCGCCTTATTAAGAAAAGTGCGGAGATCGAATATAAAATTAAAAGCGGGCAATATAAGCTAGCTTCTCAGCTTAAAGATAAGAGCTTTGAACTTAAAAGAATTCGCTCTGAGCTTGCGTCTTTGCTTATGGTAAGAAATTCAATGGACTCTGCAACCGCTGATGGTATTGCAGATAATCAAAGATTCTTCTATCTAATCACCGCATCTGTTATTGACTATGAAACACAAAAGCGAGTCTTCTCTTCTTTAGAGGAATATATAGAGCAGGCGGATTCTGAATTAGCCATCAAATGTGCTGAAGAATATGCCAACTTTGCTTATGGTCTAGACGATAACTACGAAGATAAGCTATTAGAAAATAGAGTACTTGATAAGCTAGGTTTACTTAATGATAAAGGCCAGCTAATAAATAAGCAAGGCCATAGAGTAGATATAGAGGGTAACTTGCTTGACAAAGACGGTGCCAGAATTGACAAAGAAGGCAACCGCATTGACATTAATAATAATCCAGTTTTAGAAGATGATGTTATTGATAGTCTAGAATTTGAAGATGATTTGGACAATGCCGTAGAGGATGTCAAACCAGCTAGCAAATCCCGAGCATCTTCAGCTAAGCGTGCTAAAAAAAAAGAAGAAGTAGCAGCGGCTGAAGAAGCAACAGCATGATAGGCAGATAAATGGCTTACGATTTCAATATGCAGATGAATATGCAAGCACCATCTGGTGCTAACATAAGTCGCGTTAAGAAGCAGATAGAGGCTGGTCTTGGCGGCATAAATATTGGTGGTTTAGACACTAAAGGGTTTGCCAAAGCCAATAGTGAAATCGAAAAAACTAGGAACAATTTAAAAAAAGGCGAGAAAGCCAGTGAATCTTTTTTTCAAGCTCTCACTGGCAGAGCCGCTAATTATGCCACTTTTACGGCAATCAGCACAGCAGTTCTCAAATTAACTGGTGCTGTGGCACAAGCTACTAGAGAAGCCGTTAAATATGAGACCGAGTTAATTAAAATATCTCAAGTTACCGGAGATACTATCTCTCAAACTAAAGAATATGGTAAAGAACTACTCAATATCTCAAAGACCTATAATGTTAATATTACTAAGATTGCACAGTTAACTAGAACTTTAACTCAGACCGGCCTTTCTTTTAGAGAAGCCGCTAAGGGTGCTGAATTACTTGCTAGAACTAGCTTGTTAGCATCTTTTGATAACTTAACATCTACTACTGAAGGTTTGATTGCTGTTATGCAGACGTTTAACCTTACGGTATCTTCTAGTTCAAAAGTACTTGAAGAAATTAACATTGTTTCAAAAAGGTTTGCTGTTGAATCTGGAGACATTGTTGAAGCAATTAGAAGAACTGGTGGTGCATTTAGTGCGGCGGGTGGTAATGTTGAAGAACTGATTGCATTGTTCACATCTGTTAGATCTACTTCTCGTGAAAGTGCTGAAACTATTGCTACTGGTTTCCGTACTATTTTTGGTCGTTTACAGAGACCTAAAACTATTGAATACTTTAAGGAATTAGGTATTCAGTTACAAACTGCCGAAGGTCAATTCATTGGGCCATATGAGGCCATCAAACGAATTAGCGAGGGGTTAGACGAACTTGGCATTCGTGCAGGCTCTGTTCAGTTTGCACAGGTCGTAGAACAAATTGGTGGTATTCGACAGCTATCTAAAGTGGTGCCATTGCTCGAACAATTTAATAAATCACAAAGAGCATTAGATCTACAAAACCAAGCTAGTGCTGAAAGCACCAAAGACATAGAAAAGGCACAACAGGGTCTTGGCTTCCAATTAGGAGTGTTGCGTCAAGAATTTGGTGCATTAATTGCCGAATTTGTTGACTCTAGCTCGTTCAAGTTTCTTGCTGAAACCTTTATATCAATTGCTAGAACTGTGATTCGCTTAACGGCTGCGTTTAAGCCATTACTTCCTATTTTAGCCACTCTGACGGCATTTAAGATTGGCAAAGGTTTAGGAACTCTTATTTCAGGAGGGTTTAGTTTAAAGGGATTGAAAGAGGCTGCTGTAGCTCCTAAAGGATTTGCTAGAGGGGGTATTGTTCCGGGAAGTGGCAATGGTGATACGGTCCCAGCTATGCTGACGCCGGGAGAGTTTGTAGTTAGAAAAAGTGCTGTGCAGGCATTTGGTGCTGCTAATTTGGGCAAGATAAATCGTTATGCGGATGGTGGAGAGATTATCTATGATAGACCACAGAGGGACGGTATTGCAGAAGACACATTAAACGCTGGTATGGCTAAAGCAGTAAATGATTTAGCAAAGTCTATGAATAAGGATTCAAAAAAAGTTAGAGGAACTATTAAAAATATACCTCAATATGAATCAGTTGTTGGGGTATTATTTGAAGCGGCTTTATCAAGAGCTTCTGGTGGTAATTTTACCGACAATGATGATCCATTAAAACCATTTGATTTTCCTACCGGCCTTAAAAATAGCTATTTTAATTTAGTTGGTAGAGGTGCTATGCCAACTGATGCCAAAAAAACTAGACCCGAGCGAGCAAACATATTAAGTAAAATTGCAAGATTTTTATCAGGGGATGGACGAAAGCGGACGCCCGGAAAGAAAAATTTTGGTGTTGCTATTATGGAAAAAGGATCGGATGAAAGATTTACATGGGACTTGGAAGACCTTGGTCAATATATACAAGAAAAAAATGTTGGAGGTTCAATTTCTGGTGCAGGAACCGATACTGTTCCCGCACTCTTAACTCCCGGTGAATTTGTTGTCAATAAAAAGTCTGCTCAGGCTTATGGTTATAACAATCTCAAAAACATTAATAAGTATGCTAAAGGAGGCATTGTACAAAGATTTGCGGGAGGTGGCGAAGTTGATAGAGGAAGAATAAGTGAACTTCTTAAACTGACAAATCAGGGAGACAAGAGGACTCAAATAGATACATCCGACGCTGATGCTATTAAGCAGCAAATTAAATTATTGCAAGAACTTGTTAAATTAAATAAAGTTGCCTATATTAGATCACATCCAGATAGAGCGGGTGGAGATGATAAAACCTTCAAAGATGATATAAGAGTAAGAGACATAGCAAATAAGCGTCTTGAAAAAATGAACGCGGCTTTAGAAAGAATTTCTGCTGGTATTGGCGGTGGTGCTGGAGGCGGCGGTGGTGCTGGAGGCGGCGGTGGTGCTGGAGGCGGCGGGGTCGGTGGAGGACTTATTGTTGCTAAGAAAGCAGAGGCTGAGGCTACTGAATTAGCCACCACGAAAGTAGAGGGTTTAGTTGATGCGGCAAGCAAATCTGGTTATGCCTTGATTAAAGTTGAGCAATCTGGAAAGAAAGCGGCAGACGCTCAGGACAAAGCCGCCGAGGCGGCTAAAAAGCTAAGCCTAAATAGTGCTCAAGTTATCTTTGGATTTGCCGCACTTACTTCAGGTTTGAAAAACTTTGCTGGCCTTAATCTCAATCAAGCAGCATTGGATACTGCTCAAGTTAAAGCGGGTAAATTTGGAGGAACGGCTGATATATTAGGCAGGGTTGACAAAAATAACGTGAAAGCATTTAGTAGAACCTTGTTTGATGTTGGGAAAAAACTGCCAAACAAAGTTGGTAAGCCTTTGCAGGGCTTAGCAGTTGGAATAAGTAAAAATTCTACTGCGATTGTCAAAGGTGCGGCAGGACTGGCTAAAGGTCTTAATGTAGCTATGTGGGCTGAATTAGTAGGAGGCTTTGCAGATTCATTATTTAGTCAAGACTATGGAAAGCAAAAAGAACAAGCAATTGAACTAGGAGATGCTCAAGCTGCTGGCGTTGCAGCACTTAACGAATATAATCAGTCCATGTTGAGAGGCATTCCAGTTATTGGAGGATTTCTTTCCGCAGTGCAGTCGCTTTTACCAGTTTGGGAAACTAGCATTGGCGGAGTTGTTAAAGCAACTGCTGAAATGCAAGCGTCTGTGGTTGCCCTAGATAAAAAGATGGTGTCATCTAGTAAAAGCATCAATGATGCTTTCATTCGTGGAGATAGGGGAGAATTTAAAGCGGCTTATAGTGAAGCTAAAGGAGCTATTTCTAACACTCGATCTAAAATAGATACAACAAAAACAAAATTAGCTGAAGCTAGTGCTGGAAAACAAGCAGGGGCAGATGCTCTTGCTGGAGCTGCTGGTGGTGCTATAGCTGGAGCAGCAATAGGAAGCTTTGTTCCCATTATTGGAACAGGTATTGGAGCCGTGGCTGGTGGTCTAATTGGCGGTGCAATGGCCTTAAAATCATCTCTGGGCAAAAGCCATAAGGCGATTATAGAAGGTTATGAAGAAGCCGGAAAAGCCATTCAAGCGGCGGGGCAAGCACAAAGAGATATACAGCTACAGGTGGCTAATGAAATGACTTCAGCGGCTGTTAAGGTGATTGCTGCTGGTGGAACATACGAAGACGCTTTTGCACAATTAAAAGATCAGTTTGGAGATGAAGCATTTGCTGATATGTTTGGCGATGTAGATGTTTCAAGTGCAGCAGATGTAGAAGCAATATATCAAAAACAAAAAGTCGCAGCAGAGGAGGCGGCGGCAGCAATAGAAATGCAAAATCAAGCCATATCTGATCAGGCCGCTGATATAGAAACTAGATGGTTTCCTTGGACTAAGAATGCTTCTAAACAGGCTAAGGCTAGATTGGAAATGGAGAAGAAAGAACTGGAAGAAAAGAAGAAATCCGCAGAACAAAATAAACAGTTAATAGCACAACTTCAGCAACAAATCGCTCAGCAGGCAGCTCTAAATAAAGAGAGGCAGATCGAGGCCGAAAGAATACGTACTATTATTGAACTTAATAGATCATGGCAGGAAAGTCAAGATAGTATTAATAACACTATTTCAGAATTTTCAAATCTTTCTGATAAGTTTAGTAAAATAGGTACTGGACAATTAACTAATGAAGACGCATTGGCCGGAACTGGTATTTCTACTCGTACAATGGGTATGAGTGGTGAACAGATACTTCGCGACAGTACCGCTTTTGAAGAAATGCTTCAGTCTATTAACAGAACTGCCGCAGCAAATAATTTAGGCACTGGTAGGCAAGATTTTCTAAGAAGAACACAAAATGAATTTGCAGCTATTGATAAGTTAGAAAACATATTGACAACAAATCAATCTGTTACCGAAAAAGTCCTTGCTGCACAAAAAGCAGCAAGAGTTAGCACTACAGCAGATGATAAGGGCAAAGTTGCCGAGGGGCTGGCAGACACTGAAATCACAGCCCTAAAAGACGAATTGATCAAACAGTTGGGCGGCAATGTAAGTACAGAATTGGAAGCTGGACTGCTTGAATACGCTAGAAAACTTGCCAGTAGTTTAGATGCCACCGTTGCTGCTGATGAGGTAAAGAAACAGCTTGGAGAAACCGCTGCTAGATTTTTTGAGGAACAAAAGGAAAACATTGAAAAGCTACAGGAAAAACGACAGGAGCTTCAGGACAAAGAGCTTGAAGTAGCTGCCAAGCGTGTTGCAGATGCAAAGCAGCTATATGATATTCAAAAAGAATCTAGCATGAAGATAGCGTCTCTTATTAAAGAAAGTCAAGACTTTTTTGATGTAGATCAAACAACAAGAGGTAGAAAAGCATCTGCTGCTAGAAATATTAAATTTGCTGAAGAACAAGCAGGTAGAGTTGCACAGGCTAGGCGATCATTTGGCTTTCGTGCGGATGTCCGTCCGGGGCAGCAAGCTGCTGGGACTATCGCAGCAATGTTTGGTTTTGGAGCCTCGGCTGAGAACGAGATAGCAGCAGATGTTGCAGTAATTGTTGCTGACGCAAAGAAACTTAAACAAGTTGGTCCAGAATATTTAAAGATAATTAACGATCAGATTGATGCAGAAAAGACTAAGCTCGATGCTTTACGTGAACAGGCTATTGCTCAACGTGATGCAACACAGGCTCTACGCGATGCACAGGGCGATCTAGTTAATCAGTTTGCATTTGGCACGGATGAACAGCGTGGGGATCTATTAAGAAGTGCAAACGCTGCACAAATGGCGGCTTCACAAGGAAGTCTTGCTGGTCTTAGTGGAGAAATGCGTGGTCAAGTATCTTCGTTCTTAGATCAATTTTCAGATGTTCGTCTAGCACAATTTGGCGGTAGAACAGGTGCTCAGGTTAAGGGAGATATTGCCGCCGAGGAAGCTGTACGTGCCGGTCTGATCAGCAGATCTCAAAAAGCAGACTTTGCCGCCAAAGCCGCTAAGAAAGCTGTGCCGATTGATCAAAAATTAGCGGAAGGTATTAAAAATCAAGAAGAGGTTATTAAAAGACTATTTGAGTCAGAAAGAGCATTAAAAGAGGCACAGTTGAATCAGGAATTGCAAAATACTAAAGACATGGCTGGGATTGTAAGTCAATTTGCTACCGCTGTAGCTGATCTAGAGAAGAAGTTAGGTCAGGATCTGACTGACGCGATTGCTAATGGAATGAATGCTGCTAGACAGAATCAGATTAACGCTACTAAGAAGGCACAAGGTCTAGCCGAAAAAGGAGAAGATCCTGAATTAACGAAAAAAATAGCAGATAAACGAAGAGAGGTACAATTAGCGAAGGCAGCGGCTGGAAAAGCAGCACAAGATGAACATAACATAACTAAGAAATTAAATTCAATGCCTGTCCGGCGTTCCCGTTCCGGTAAGGGAAGTAACACGAGAGCGACTCTAGTTAGACAACAGAAAGAAGCAGCTAGAGTCCGACAGGCAGCATCTGATGCAATGCACACAAAACAGGCAGAGTTGGAGGCTTTGGAAGCAAAAGCAGCACAAGCCTCCGCTTTGCCAGTGTCACCGCAAACGACGACGGCGATTGATCAGGGAGTGAATAATACCACCCCGTCAGTGTCACCGGGGCCAAGTGTCATGCCTGCTATTGCTTCTCCTCCTCAGTCCGTGGCGGGATTAACTCCTTCAGTTACCACACCGGCGGGAGGATCTTCCGTTGAACAAATTCCTAAATTTGAAATAACAGGATCACAACAAATTACTATTGCTATGCCAGACGTTCAAGCTGCTTTCAGCAAAGAAATTACGGGAATGGTTTATTCCGCAGTTGCATCAGTGTTTAAGACGGCTGCTGACAAGATAGACGGTTCTACATCTCCAGAAGGTGTTGCGTTGGCATTGCAAGATGCGGCAAATAATACTCAAACAGTAGGAGTAAGTTCATAATGCCAGTTATAATAACAAAAGCAGATTCTAATGGAACAGAATATGATTATTATCTGGTTCCGGCTCCATTAGTATCTTTCAATAAACAAACATATAATAATATAGGCCGTCCGGGGTTTGGGGCTGACTACTCTGTTTCTTTACAGGGGACGTTAGTTCCAATGCTTGGAAATCCATATTATAGCGGAGATGCATCTCCAGTAGAATGGTTAAAAAATGATGATGATGCTGACGGGATATTCCGTAATCGCGGAGTTGATAGCGATAGTATTGAAAATCACCCATTAACTGAAGCTAATCTTTTAGATACAACAATTAGAAAACAAGAAAAGGTTCGATGGTTATTTAGTAATCCATTAGTTAGTGGAGTTGCCCGCCCAATCAAAATTGCCATTCGTGGATGGGACGACGCTGATTATGGAGGAAGTGGCCTATCTTTTAATGCTTTTGTGGATGATGTTTCTTTTGATCCTGATGGGAGAGGCGTTAATCCCGGCGGCTATACAGTAAACATGAGGATGAGCAACTTTCTAACAAGTGCAAATCTCAATGAGTTTTCTGATTATACAAATGAAAATGCCCCGAAGTATCAAATTTCTAGTTTAACTGAAAACTTCGATATCCAAGAAGATGGTCAGAAGACATTGCAGTTTGGCACCGACGCTAGTTATGGACATAAAATTTTCCAAAGTGCAAATAAAGTTTATACAATTAACCGTTCTATCTCTGCGGTAGGATCTCCGGTATATGATGAAGACGGAGCTTATGTCAGTGGATTAGCTCCGTGGCAACAGGCCAGCGGTTTTATTTATGAACACCTTGGCCTTGGCAGTGGATATATTCCAGAGATAAGATCTGAATTAAGACAATATTTAGGCAATAGCTATTCTGTTGGAAACACCGTATATCAAGAAACAGTTGATAAAGAGGGTGGAACATATAGTCTCACTGAAACCTATACTGCATATAGCGGCAACTATCCAGTAATTGAAACCATTAGTATTAATCAAGATGTTGGCGAAAATGAATCTAATACATTTAGTATACAAGGAAATATTCAGGGGTTAAATACTGCTGATGGCTTCTCTATCTCAACTAATGCTTACACAAACGCATCTGGATATTGGGAAACAATTTCAACAGGTGTTCCCGCTGTCGCTTATTATCATGCACTTGGTGCTTTACCAGCAGGTAGCTGGTTGCATCCAAAAGCATTAAGTAGATCAGTTGGTAGAGATTTTGCCGCTGGAACAATTTCTTATTCATATAATTTTGATGATAGACCGCCAAATCTTGTTCCGGGAAGTGTATCAGAAAGTATTCAAATTAGCGATACGTATCCGGGAGAAATTTTCTCTGTTACTCCAGTCATAGGTCGTAGCCAGCCAGTTTTACAATATCTTAACTCAAGAAGTGAATATAAAAGAAATTTATCTATTAATATTGTAATGGGTACTCAGGCTCCATCGTGGAGTCTGGATCAAGTCAATGGAAGCGGAACGTTATCTGATGGTACGGGTGGAGCTTTAACAAGAAGAGATATCCTTAAAGACTTGTTAATTAATAAAAAACCAAGTATTACTAATACTGGCGAACTTAATGAAATTTATCAAGCTGCGAATCCAGCAAATGACCTTAATGTGACTGCTGGCAAATGCTTCCATTCAGCACCAAATGAAAGCTGGGACGCAAGAACAAGAAGTTATACTTATAGTATTGAATGGACTTATGAGAGGAGTTCTTAATGCCGACAGACATTCAGCCTTTTGGAACAACATCTTCACAAGCTGCTCCAGACTTAGCCGTTATCAAAGCATTTGGATGTACCGTCGTTGACTTTAATGTTTCAGCAGATTGGTCATCTCAAGCTGGTAGTTTAAGTTTTAGATTAATTGAAGATGAAGGCGATGGCGATAGACTGGTTATTCCAGTTCTTGGAAGCCCTCATATATTTGAACTTAAAGATACCAGCGGGAATGTTCTATTTGAGTATATTGGCTTAGTTGATTCTTTTAGTAGATCATCAAATAATAGCAAAACATACTCTGTCAGCTTAACAAGTCCACTAACTATTTTAAATGCCACCCAAGTTATTATGGATGGATTTGCCGGACTTGGCGGATCTTTAGAAGCAAATTCTGATTTTAGCGGAACCAGTTATTATGACTTCGGACACAATAATAGTCTAATTACTGTAGATAACAGTCCCGGACAATATCATTGGCATAATGTCTCTAATCTTATCAATGTTTTGGGTATTCTGGAAAATGATCATCCAAATTATCGTGTCCCATTCGCTACAGACTCATACGGCGATTTTGGTTACAGCGGAAAAAGTGCAGACGGTATCCCCTTAATAAAGCTGATATGGGCTTTACATATGGGCGTTAATCATCTACCAACATTGTCAGAAGAACAGAGACAAAGAACGCATGGCGGAAATCTACTGTTTGGTAGACATAATTATAATGTCATTAGAGATGATGAAGGTATACCTTATTACTATCACTTTGACGCTATTGGTTTTTACAATCAAGTTATTGATGCCTCACCAAATATTGGCCCTCAATTTAGAGTGGGCGGATCTAGTAAAAGCATAGCAGAGATAGTGTCTGAAATTTGTCAAGAAGCAAATCTAGAATACTTCTGCTATATTGACTTGAATAAAAATACTGATATTGATGGTAATCCTATTGGCGATCCTACATTACAGGAGGATGATCCCAACTGGACTCAGAACGCTATATGTAACTGGCCTTTAAATAATAGCAAGTTTACAGAAGAAGGCGGCAAATACGGCGGGACGATAAGAATCAAAGTTCTAAATAAGAATTCATTTTTTAATGGATCTAGACCTTTTAGTAATATTGCTTATAACATTATTGGTTTAGAAGTTCCAGATATTAAAGATTCATATTGGACTACTCAAGATGGGATACACCCCGGAAAGAGACCAGTCAATAATACAGATTATGGATTGGCGGATCTAAATGATACAACATATTCTGATCCATTAGATTCTAGAGGTATAGATTCTGCCGATGAAGGCTTTACTGGAGTAGGTACACAATCAATTGCTAACGGTGGAACTTTTCCTGTTGCTACAGGATATTGGGATTCTAGCAAACTATCTGATCTAAAGATAAAGAATTCTGACGTTTCTATCAAACTAAACGATTTAACAACAATGAAAGTTGTTACGGGAGGTTATCAAACAAGATTAGTTAGCGTTCCTAGAAAATATCTTCGTCAATACTGGGGCGATATTATTATACCAAATGCTTCAGATCCTAGAGAAACTGCTGATACTGCTACTGATTCGTTAGGACTAAATGAAACGTCTACTAGAAAAATTCCAGTAATTACAAACATGTTAGATCCTAGAGATGTTGATGATTTTATTTTAATTGATATGCGTAGTGACTTTGCAGGATTAACAGTTCCGGGAGTGTTTAAAAATGGTATCTATGCGGCATCTATGTTAGAAATTAGATGTGCTATGACCGGCAAGGGTAGCTGGGATGCATTCTTTAATGATTATAAAAGCAAGAAGTTTATTAATTTACGAGAGCATTTTTATCCTAATTGTGTTGTGCCTCCAACGGGTGAAGATGAAAGTTCGCAAGAAGATAAAGAAGAGTCTACTAAAAAACAAAATGCCGCTGGAGGCATCGGTTATGCTGGGGCTTGTGATATATTAGGTATTGGAAATTTATTTACTCAGAGTCTCACAACTCAAAGTATAGTTACAGAAACCTATGATCCTGATGGTCAGCCACAACCATGCTTAACTGAAGATGGAACAGAAGTTCCGGCAGCTACGTATATTGAAAAACAATTGACTGGATGCGATGACGATGGAAATCCGGTATATAGCGATGTAGAAGTTACTGGTCAATGTCCACCAGTATTAACATGTGCTTTTGCTAATGCACAGATAAGAGACTATATTTTGCCATTAATTTATGAGCGTGTAAAAACTATTGGGGATACCCATTACGGCAAATCATGGTATGCACCAGTACCTTATTTAAAAACTATAGAAGATTTAAATGGCGATAATCTAGTTGGAAACTTTAAACGTTCTTGGGAATTAACTGACTCAGCATATGTAGAACCTTCTCAGTATTATGCTAGGCAAATTCCACAGAGCAATATGTTTATCAATGACGGCAAGGTATCTCCATTTATTAACTATGATCATAGTTTTATTGGAGATGGTGCTGGATGGGACGAGAATTATGCCGCTGACTTGAAAAATTTGTTCAACGGTGCAAATGTAAAGGTATTTAACTTTTCAGAATATAATCTAGACTCTCTATGTATTACAAAATATGGCAGTTACTCTATTTTACACGCATCTCCGTCTAATATTGAAAATCAATACAGCTTTTTACCATATGGCTATGATGCTATTTATACTAGAGCATCACTTCCCTTCAGTTCTATTGTAACTGGACATAGACGGTATTTTCAGGAATATAGCTCATCTGGACTTGGCCCAGAGAGTGTCACGAAGGCTGGAAGTACTAACACCTCAAACAATTTATCAAACTATACTCTCAATAATGGACAATGCACTCCTTCAGTTTGTAGGTCTATAGCTGACGGCGATCCTACACCATCTGGATATTTTGCTTATAGTGGAGTAATTGGAATACCAAGAGAAACACAGCCGGAATGGTTGAATGCCATTGTTCCAGCATTAACTAGCTTAGAATATAGTGACAATGGAAGATTCTGTTTCCCGTTCGTAAAGTTTACTACTGACAGAGTTTTCTTGCCACAGCCTAAGCCGGGGCTTGCACAAGGAAAGGGTTTAACCAATGTGCCAAGTGCAGATGCATTCAAGAGATTTATTGGTGCTACGGATGTTAACGCTGGAGACTTAGATGGCTGTTCAACATGGGAGACATCTTATCTTGCAGCAAGCGGTAAAGCAAGACAATATAAAATAACATCCGACGATGTTGTAGAAAACCTTCAGCCATTTAAAGTATGCGTTTCTCCTAAATCTATAAATTATGCTCAAATTTCTACGAGATATGTTTATGGTCCTTGGATGACAAGTCTACCATATGTTCCATTCAGAGGTAAAATAGAATATGAGCAAGACGAATCATTGGTTCCAGAGAACTTTCTAATTCCAGTGGGATTTGGAACATTTGGATCTTATGACTTGTCTCAAACTAGCGGATTGACCGGAATGAATCTTGCCGCACAGGGTAGAGCAAATGCTATTGATGACTTTGCTTTGTTTGCAGTTGAAGAAGGCAGCTTTTCCATTCCGGGTGCTCCAGCAATTACTAGAATTGGAGACGGTCTTTACGGACTGCAACAAGTTACAGACATTAAAATCAATGTAAGTTCAGACCAGATTGACACTACTTATACTTTTAAGACAATTTCTCCAAGATTTGGCAAAAATAATAGAGATATTGAGAAGAATATAACTAAAATATCTAATAAGTTAAAGAAACTTAAATTAAGGTAATACAATGACTAAGGAACAGTTAGGTTGGTCATATAATCCAGCGTCTTTAATTCTTGTAGGCGAGATTACTGAAGCATTGCGGGCACAGGGCAATGTTTCTGCCACTGGAACTAGAATAAATGCGACCGCTGATTCGCCAGTTAAAAGTGCAACTTATCATGAAATTCCACAGGCACAAGTTGGATTCATGCAGTATAGTGAATTTGCGAACAGTGCTAGAAAATTTAATGAAATACCATCTACGGAAACTGCATATTCTGGAAGACATCCTTGGAATCTTATTGGTGCTACAAGTCTAGATGCGGTATTTTATCCGTATACAACTCAAACGGATGAATACAGAGCGGGAAAATGGCTACCATATTGGACAAAGCCTACAGAAGCGGAAGGCGGCGATCCAACTGCAAGAGAGCTAAATCCATTCAATCCATTCAATGTTTTAGATGGAATAAATCCAAAGGGCGGATATTCTGTTGCTAATGATCCGTGGATGTCTAGCGGTCATAATATTGCAATGGCTTTAAATTATAATCCAAAAGATTCTGGTATAAATGGAAGTGGCGGATTTGTTGGAGACACTGGGATTTACCCTAGCGGATCTGGGTCTCCTATTGACTTTTATTTTGAAAAGGATCATTGGGGCAGACATATAGTAGAAACTGAAGGCATTAGAGGCGTTGGCTTTAAAGCACCAATGGTTTTAACTGGATGGGGATACGATACTGGAGGTAATCCCGTTCCATCAAGTGGCAGTACTTTTCATCCACAAGCAATGTACAATCCGCATTTGTGGAAGTCTGGACCTGTTGATTTAAGATGGGATGATGCGAGAGGCGTTTGGACCGGAGGAAATACTACTAAGATATATTTAGTAAAATTAACCAACGTTTACACTCCCCCAAGTTTTTCGTTTGAGGTTGATAGAAGTAATAGCAGAGATCAATATAGTAGAAATGCCCCACAAAATATGAGGGCTTTTGATTCTACCGAGGCTATATATGATCCTGAATATCTAGCATATACTGCAAATGAAGATAACAAAAATTATTATGAACAACTGGATTATACAAGTTTAGAGTTTCCATTTTATGAAGCATTTATTATTCGCGAAACTAAAGATTCGGTAGGTCAAAATTATTATAATATATGGACCAATGACTGTCAAGACTGTGGACATATTACAAATAGTGGATGCGGCACACAACATGGTAGCGATTCTACTGGTAAAAGAGTGTTGATAGAAAATCCTTTACGTCAATCATTTGATGTTGGAGATTTAGCATTCACTGTAGATACTGGACGTAGAAAAAATGTAAATACAGGGTCTTTTATTGGCGGATCTGGAGAAAATGCTCGTGGTCAAATCGTGATTGATACAAGCGGTAATGGCTCTTTTCAAGTCACCTCGTCTGGATCTGGTTATACTTATGGAGGATTTGCACTATATTCTGGTTGCGATATTTGTGCTAGTCTAAGTTTAGTATTTTCTGATGGTAAACTAACAAGCGGAACGTTAGATCCAAACACTGGTTTAACAAATTATGGATTAACATGTCCCGTTCAAATCTATGCAAATAATGCAACTGCTGAAACAGAGAGTCTACCAATACATTGGGTGACTCAGGCAGAGTTTAAATCTCAGCAAGTTGTTACGCATGTAGAATGTGATAATGGCACTTTACAATCCTGTACATTAAAATTACAAACACAAGGATATAAGACCTGTGAGTGGTGTGGAGAAGACACGGCACTTATAAATAATTAGGAATTTAAAAATGGCTTTTATAACTCAGAGCGGGGACACTCCCTGTTATTCATGTGGCAAACAATGTATAAATGTAGAATTTTGTAGTGAAGGTGCCACATACGACCTAAGTGAATCAAACGGTATATCTCTTTCTAAGAATATAAAAGTTAAGATCATAGCCAACCCCGACTTTTGGGGCTTTGGAACTATAGAGGATAATGTTTTAATATCTGGCTGGGCCACATGGGGTACAAGCTACTACGATTTCTTTGACGGTCATGACGAAGATCATTCAGCCACAAAAACATGTGGCAGTGTGACTTATGGGCCATTTATGAATGAACAACGTCCTGATGTATTTTATAGGACCGTTTATGATCCTTACGACTCGTCATTAGCCCCTACATATAAAAAACATTATGATCAGGCTGGAGATTTAGATACCAGCACTCCACCAAAAGACAGGGGAGGTGCCGAGACTTACCTAGTAGATAGACCAAAAGGGCTTATAGAATATGTAACATCTGATGAAAATTCTTGCGACACTACAAGCCCAAACAAGGTTTTTAAGAAAACTCCAGAGAATTTTGGCTGGGGAAATAAGATAAACTTCAGCACAAAGATATTTAAAAACCTTAGTGGTGCATGGAGACTATCTAGTATAGAAAACTGTTATGAGACTGAAGATCTATACGCTCCTCCCGGATACCTATTAGATTGTAGTGGGGAGCCTAAGCAAAATATTGCTAGAGAAAGTCACCGCTTTGAGAAGTACGAGCATAATCAAAACCGAGCCAAGCTAACTGGTATTTCAAATTACTATAATTATGAATCCGGTTGTAGACCTGACGGTGCAGTAGCAGGAGAATACGCCGGTGGTTTTACAAATGCTAGTGGAATTTATCGTTCCGCCCAAGATGATTTTATACAAGCACGTTTCACTTATGGCGATGGTGCAGCCAGCGGTTTAAAAAATGGAATGACTTTAGGATTATATAACACCGTTAGTGGACAATTTAATGGGTCTTATACATTATTTGATGTTACCCATGAATCTAATTATACTTCAGCAAAATTTGTAGGTACTCAAGGTGAAGAGATCTTCTCTTTATCTGGATTAGCCACGGAAAGTGGTGATCATTGGATAGCATTTAATACGTATGATACTGACACATGCTGCGGACTGGCTGCATATGGAGTTGATGATAGATGGAAATCTACCTGTAATACTGACTTTCATGTAGACTTCAGGAGAGTCTTAAATAATCCGAAAAATATTCGCCAGTCTAATAGAGATAGAGAATGGAGATACAATTACGGACTGTTTAATACAATTACTTCAAATGTTGATGCCGACAGTCCAAGATTTGATCAAAATTATGTATCAGTGAGTGGTGGGTACGCAATTATTCAGAGTGGTGAAGAATTAATCACCTTTTCTGGATCGTATATGAGCGGAATTCCATATTTACAGAGAGAGATGTCGTATTACGGCCCCTTCTTCAATGTAGATGCTTGTGATGATGCAAAAAGACTAGAACAAAAACAAACGCGGCTGAAAAATAAAAACGCTACATGTTACAGCAAAAGAGCGACCCTTGAAATATTTCCAGACTGTGTAACCCAATTTGATAAGTATAATGAATGTGAAACCGAGACGGAAAAATATAAACAAAATCGACTACCTAGATTAGCTTTTGTTTATCGTGGATGCGACTTTAATGACAAGTGTTCATTTGACAGCTCTGGTCTTCCGCTGGGAGGATGGGAAAATTCTGAACCGGCAGATATGAATGATCTAAAAAGGCAGTTGGCCGGTCAAGAAATTCATATGTTTATTAATCTTGCCCGTGCTTGGGCCGGTAGGAAACCGGGATCTCCCTGTGTATGCGATTGTGGTGAAGACCCGCCTGATGGACAACGACCTCCAGTACATGTATCTATTCCTTCAGTAATGACCTTCCCGACACTGCCAAACTTCGATATTGATCCGACTGGATATGGATGCTTGGACGCAAGGTATCAGCTTCAGCAGTATAATCTATATGAAGGTCCGAATTATACTGATCCTAACACAGAATTTTGTGATCCACTACATACATCTTGCTGTGCCTGTAATATACGACAGCCATATACTACATATGGTTACATTATGAATTTATGCGGTAAAGAAGACCGTAATAGAAAGGATGTTATTACTAAGGCGTTTGCTAAGTTAAATCATGAAAAAACCTACACTAATCAAACTCCGTTAATAGACATTGATGAGCCTATGTACTGGAGTGTCACAGCCCCAATTCCAGCACCATTCAACCCCTCTAGTGGATTATGGAGTAGTGGAACATCCAGCAGGGACGATGAGGGTGGTGACTTTTTCCAATATGGAGGAAGTGGATATGGATGGTGGGGATTAGCTGACACAAACAAAGCCGTAATTGCTCCTTACTTTACAACAAAATGTGGCGAATTTAGCTGCTGCGGGACACCAGAATGCAATCATATAGATTATGATGCTAGTGGAACTTACACAAATGTTCTTGGCACTCATAATGGATGGCCTACTGATGGAGTTCCGTTCTTTATTGAATGGGAAGTTGATGATAGATGTCTTGGATGTGTTAGTGCAAACATGAAGGCCGAGCCGCTCCATATAAAATTTAGTGGATTAGGGACTGAATATATTTGGGACGAGGCTGATAGATACGGACATAACTACTGTAAATATGGTGATCCCGGATTTCTAAATCCGAAACTAGAGCCGGGATTATTTACCTGTGCGGATGGATATGGAAATGATTATTGTGCCAGCGGAGATGGATTACGTAAAGAATATGGACATGCATATACTGGTGAAACCTGTGGATGCCTTAGCTCCGAAGACGGATTTTCTGCAACATTAGAGCCTGTTGTAATTCCCAGCAGCGAGATTGTAATTGGATGGAGAAGCAGTCGGGACGGTGGTGGAGACTTGGGAGAAGTTGTTAGTTGTGCTTCATATAAAAGTAGGTACTTAGATCAGGATTATTTAGAAACAGCCGGATGCGGCTATAGAATTTTTGCAAAGGTAGAGCTTGCATGTCCCGGATTTCACGATTATTTAATAGATCCTAGATATCCAGAGGCGAAATATGAAAGTAATCCAGTGGCTGCATTATGGGATGGTGGAGCTTCTTGTCAACACCATTATCCTGCTAGGGTTGGTTCTGCTGGAGATCTAGAATTAAAAACTACATTATATGCTGTAGTACCTCAATATGTAGACTTGTTTAGAAATATGACTGCCTATGGTTTAAGACATATTGATACCCTAGCACGATGCCTTACTTCTGGAGATTTTTATGAAGTAAACAATTTATTTGGATTTTGTCCGGGAGATACTATTTATGCTTATGGATGTGAGTTAACGGCATCTAATGGAAGCAGATATTTTTATGGATGTCCAAATCCAGTAAGCCCATCTGAAAATCCTTGTAGTGGAAATACATTATGTAATACATGCCCCACGGGAATAGAAACATTTCGTCCCGGTGGTGGCGGTATCTCTTGTTTGTGTGATGAACAAATTGGATTTGAAGGTGTAGAACCCGCTAGGGCACCGTCAAACTATCAATTTAATTCGTGTTTTTGTGATTGTCAAGATCCAACATTAGCTGCTATATATGAAATTGATTCTAATCATCAGCCTGTTTTAACATCTGGAAGTAGCTGTGCGACAATTTATTGGATTGGAGCTAGTGGAGCCAATGGAACTGTAATAGGACCAACAGATTTATCTTGTGGCCCTCCATGTCCATACATGGGTATTAATCTAGGCACCTTTTCTTCAACAGATTGGTGGGACTGGAATCATGGGGTGAATGGATTAGTCAGCGGGATTAAATATGAGTTGAATGAACCATACATTGGTGGTGAGTGTGGACAAATGTCCAAAGGAGACTATCCCGGATCAGTAGTTGAATGTTCAGCAGTAGATTGCAGTCAGGATTCTAACGTTGGAAGCAAAAGTTGTGGCAATCCAATATATCACGGATTAGTTGGTGATGAACTGCCATTTTCTGGCGTTGAAGTTCGCAAGAAAAGATGTGCTCCCGAAGTTGCAATTGTAAATAAGATCGACTGCTTTATTGGTCCTACTGGAGACACACAATATAGATTAGACCTTTCTAGAGAATACCATGAGCACGACAGAACTTGGTATGAGCAAATTGTCGATGGGGAGGGAGAACAAGTTTGTGTAGCAGTTGCTGCTGGTGCCTACAGTGGAGAGGGTCTTTGCCATATCATTCCTTATGCCTTAGAAGCAGACACTGTTACTCCAGCATATGAGGCTCCATGCAGTATTCATCCGTCATCGGGTGTTTATGTAAATCAAGATTATCAATTTTCATCTCCGGGTTCTTCATATAGTCATGTATGGAATTATTTTAATTTATTTTATTCAAGTGGTCATCTGCCGACAGTAACTACCGGAAATTTAATTCCTTCAATAAATAGAGATGGCGATGGTCAATTCAATTGTAGCGGCCTTGGACCAGATCCGCCAGTTTCTACAACAATTTTTGAAACTGGAAAATATTATGATCCACTTAACTTTTATGGAATATTTGAAACAAATAAAAAACACAGTTGCGTTCAAGATTCATCTGAGTGTGGTGGTGAACTATGGTGCAATAAGATGTTGTTTCCAAGACATCACTATGCTAGTGGAACTAAGGTAGCTGCTTTTGCCGCACCTAGTGTTTGCACTACGACAAGTCAGTTTAAAACCGGCTATGGTTTTGATGGGTATACAAGTGCGGGAGAAGGTGATGATTTAAACCGAGAGCAGGTATTGAGATTTAGAGACTGGTGTGATGATGAAGTATTAGCAACGATTCAGAGTGGAGTTCATATTGACGATGTAACAATCATAGTAGATGACTATCTACCTTTAATTGGAGTCGTCCATCCCGGATGGAGATTTGCTTCAGATGTTAAAAGCTGTACTGTTGTTGGAACTGGATGTGTGTCACAATTACCATTACATAGTGAACATACTATCTTAGCGGGCATACATCAGCCAAAAACATTTACTTCTAATGGTTTTGAGTCTATGGGCTACTATCTTGATAGGTTTGGAGTTTCTTTAGACGAGTCACAAACGGGACTAATTAGAGCTAGCGGAACTCCTGTTTCTGGAAATCATCAGTGTTTATTTAACCCATTTAAAATAATGATAGATGTGGAATGCTCACTTAATCGTATTGCTAGAAAAGGGGTCGAGAGAGATCCTCCTACATTGCTAAGAGGGGTGCAAGAATGGCCCGCAACAGCATGTCTTGGCAATATAGCAAATCCTCCATGTTCTTGTGGTGATAGTCAATGCAACTATAATGTTGACCCCCGAAAAGGACAGTGTCAGCAATTCAGACTAGCTACATATGTTGGAGAATCTGCAAATGCTGACTACTTATGTGCGTCAGGCATTCCCTCTCCGGGAAGTTGTCCATATCCAACCTGTGAAAGTGGTCCATTCCCTGTTCTAAAGATAATTGGAACTACTGGAGCATGGATTAGTGCAGACAATCTAGTTGATATGCCAGAATTTTCAGGAACCTACGGTGGAACTAATATAGGCACCTGTTATGTTCCTCCCTCTGGTACAATCTCCGTCTCTTATTCCTATGCAACAACTGGTGTAGAAGCCGGATGGATGAAAAATACCTGCGATGGAAAATATTATAGAATTGATGACACCGGATATGCTCCAGTTTGGCAGTGTGATCAGTATCAATATATGTCATTTGCTGCTGGATCTATAATGTATCCAGATAAATGTAGCTGTGAAGTTGATTGGATAAATGGATTATGTAGTGCTGACAAACGGTGTGTAGACTTCCACTCTTGTGATTGTGGAAATGGGTTTATTAATGACATGCCATCCCCTCCAGCATTAACCTTCAATAGCGGCTGGTGGACTGAAGACTGTCACTGTGAAGGAACGGCAAAAACCGAATCTCCATGCACTAATTCAAGAGTTCAATTTGAAATTACAGAAGCTGGTTATGACTGAGAATGAAAGTTAAGTCAATCTACCATTTGTTTATTGGGCATGAAGAAGATTCCCATTTTGTTTTAGCTTGAAGAAAGCATCCGCATTTAGTGCATCTAGATTTGTCCTTACTAATAAATGGACATGCTGCACAAATTTCTAACCGCTGCGTTTGTACATTAACGTCTACATTTTTCATCCCGTTGGATATATGATTTACTGCGGATTTTGCAAAGTTTTTAGCCATTTGTATGGCACTAGGCATTTCTTGTACTGATTCTTCTTGTACTGGTTCTTCTTGCTGTATAAACTTGTTATCATTATTTTCTTTACAATTATTAGGGTTTTGTCCGGGACCGCGACATGCCTCCCATTGAGCAAAATAACCAGAATGATTCTGACATAGTTTATGATAATGAGAGCTTTTTTGAATTCCATGTCTCTCACAAAATCCAGCAAGTGGACATTCGCATTGAGTTTTGGCTTTGTCACTCATTAGTTATTCCTAGCAAGTTTTGATATGTTCCAACACCTAATAACATAGCATCAAGATAATCTCTATCTAATGCAATAAAGTGAACGTGACCAGCCATCTCTTGCCTAATGATTGGTGCTTCCCAATTCATTCCTTCAAATTCAGAAGAAGATATTGACTGTTCAACTATCTCACTAAACATTACCTTTTCATTTTCTGTTTTAAATATTAACCTATAGTACCTCATTATAGTCTCCTATAAATCTTAAAAAAGCCCCGCCAAGAATTCTCAGCGGGGCGGGCATGGTTTTAAACCAGCGGCAAGTGATTACTCTTCCTTACCCGTTTCTTTATTATATTTAGTCCAAGGCTTCCAGTTTCCTTCCTCGTCCTTATTCTTTGGAAACAATCCGCCACCTTTCTTATTTACCCCGAACTTACGCTTAGCATAATGACATTCAGGTTGTGATGGATCAAAGCATACCATTTCATAGTATTCATTGTCATCATTATCAGAGCGAACATTAATCTTCACTCTATCGGAAGTTTGTCCATTTCTCTCACAAGTGCAGTTGTCAAACAACTCTCCCATGTGATATAGAAATTTAAACATATCGCAATCTGTATCGCATTCTTGTGACACGACAACTTCTTTACCACCAATCTTTACAAGATATTCTACTTTCATGTGTTCCAATCCTCATCATAACCTTTAATACTGTCTGAGATTAGTTTTTTGTCATTTGATAATTTATTAAGTTCTTTAATCATCTTTGCAGCAGTTTCTTTCTTTACCTCATAAATGCTTCTGTACTCCTTTTCTCCAGAATTAACAAAGGCAAGCACATTGATGTCTAGCTTTCTACAACGATTGTCAATGAAATTAACCTGATCATTGTTGATTCTGTCTTCGTTTTGTCCCGACTGTTCGCCTAAGAACTTAGATACATCTTTCTTGCATAGTTCTTCAGCCGCAACTACTCGAAGTTTCAATGCCTTGCGTAGTGCTCTACCTTCCGCTCTAGTACTAGCTGTAGCAGCAGCATGAACAGCAAACAGGTCATCTGTATTGCCTTCCCATACTTCTGCTGCATCAGCATACGTTTTAATATACTCTTCACCACTGCATCGTCTACATAGAAACTGAACTTCGTAAACAACAGTGGCTCTACCAATAGGACTATTGTTCTCTGCATGAACAACCATAGTTGGCTTGCTTGAGATAATTTCTCCAATCAACATTTCTGCTACACGCCTTAGTCCAGCAACTAATGGATTGCCATCAATTAATTCCTTAGCAGTAAAGAACGACATCGCGTAGTCGCTCCATTCTGGATCATTAATGCTTGGTACTACTGCTTCTTCAGATTCTTCTTGCTTCGCCATCTTTTACCTCAATTTCTATCAACCGTTTATTGTTTTCGGGAAACTTTTCCCGAATCCTCTCAAGTTCATTTAGGATTAATTCTAGCAAATAATTCATTCTTGTCAATGAAATATTCTTGTCAATTTGACGAATTCTCAAAATGACATATCCGTTACTGAGAATAATGCCCTGCTTTATTGTATCCGCTGACTGCTGTTTTTGTAGCTTCTCTTCTCCCCAAATTGGCAAAAAATGTCCGGGTCCATCAATCTCGATAGCGGTTTTCAATTCTGAAACAAACAAGTCAACTTCAAGATTACTTCCCGGAACAAGTCCCGTCTTGTGGAATTCAATAGAATAACCAGCCTGAGACAAGCCATTACGAAGATGTCTTTCAGTTTTCGAGCCGGTCTTACTAGCTTGTCTTACACCCTCTAAAGCAAGTGCTCTAATTTCTTCCTGCTTAGCCTTTCCTAGAGCCTTCCAGTTATCCTTACTCATTTGAGATAGTCGTTCTTTTTCCTGCTCACTAAGGGAGTGATACGCTTGCGATCTAGACTTGCCAATATTTTCCTTATGAGAAATATCTAGCTTTTTTCCTTTAGTTGGATGTTGCGATCTTCCATTTTTTAAAGCAAGTTTTTGTGCCTCAGAATAGCTTCGTTTATAATACTTGCTATCTCCGTGAAATTTTTCACCCAGAAAGGCTAAAGCACGTAGGACTCTGGTGGAATATGTATTCAGTTCGTTAGCCATTTCATAGCTACTATAGCCCTTTTCATACATATGTAGTAATTTATCTTTGTTTTTTAAAGCGAATTCCATATCTTCTCCAATTTGAAATAGGGTACAATTGCATCTGGCGTTCTATCAGCAATACATTGTATTGGCTCGATGAACTCTTTGGATCTTACAATAAGTTTTAGGTTTTTATTAGTGAAAATACTATATAGTTCTTCAAAGAAGGTTGGCTCAAACATCCATTCTAAATCATATAGATACAACGCCTTGATTGTATTTGATGGACACGATAGCAACTTATCTACATGCTTGATGCTATTGGAGATAAGCAACCCATTATTAAACGAACCCATTTCTCCAACATTATAGATGGATGTATTGATATTCATAAATGGTCTACTAGCATTGAATGGAACAATACATACTTCCTCTAGTGAATTTTCTACGACCTCATTAATAGAATGGAACAGTTCGTAGTTTTGATAAGAATAAGCTAAGTGATCCAAGCATATCATTGTTTTCATCTATATTTTCCAATCATCTTTTGTTTTACTTGTGCAATATCTTTGGAAATTTTATTCAATCCAATTTTCTTAAATATTTTGGCAGATGCATCAAATACCGTATTCTTATCAAGAACATCCTGTTTAGACATTCCATCAATCGTGTATTTTTTGCCTTCGTACACGGCCTTTTCTAATCTGTTTGTAAAATCATCTTTGTCACCAAGAAATACAATTGGATTCCCACCAGCTACAATAATATCTTGCAATCTTGCCGTATCATTTAATCCATTTGCGATTGAAGCCTTGGCATGTCTATAATGTTTAAAATATTCATCAACATTGCACATTCCACAATAACCATAAATATTATGCGGGTGCTGATGAAAGAATCTAAACTTTAATTTTTTATCATATACAATATTGAGGCACTCATTAAAAGACTGTGGAGACCCGAAGTATACAACATCAGATTTATATTTATTGAGATCTTTTTCATCTACATCAATTTCTCTTAGAGATACAAATGGGGAAATATATCTATCTGATAATTCATTTGTAAAAGTAAAAGAATTTTCCGACTGTGACTCATTAAAGTTAATTGATACAAATTTTCCGTCTATTGGGAATCGTGCAGCATTTGGGATATTATGAATGATGATATCTGGACTAAATTCATAGATTGATTTCTGATCTAATTCTGTTATATATCCAACTGTATATCCAGCCGCCTTTACTGTATCTACAATTGCTTTTACTCTAGAGTCGTGACTATCAATATAGTACAAGATTTTCATATCATTTCCTTTAATGACTTAATGCTGATTTTATTTTTGCGATCAACATAAATGTCTATTTCTTGATTTACAGTATTTAAGAATTTTTCAACCGTATAAATTTTTTTGGTTTTTGCCTCGTTTAATTTTGACTTGATAGTTCTATAGTATAATTTTGGCACAAAAAGAATTTCTGACCAGATGGTTGGTAGGCCATATGACATATTTATTAGCTTATTGTTTTCATATGTTATGCCAAGATTATAGTTTTTCTTAATATTGTTATAAACACTAATAGAGATTCTATTTTCATCATATGGCGTTATCGCATCGCTATTAAAGATTCTGTCACCATGTATTAAAAAAAAACTTCCTTCTGAACAGCAATTTACAGCAAGTTTCCAAGTATCTATTATGCTTTCCTCTATATAATTTTTATTTTCAAATATGCGTACATTGCTATATTGTTTTTCATCTATATGCTGGATTATTTTTTTTGACTCAAAGCTGGTCATTAACATGATATCTGCATGTTCATAATTCTTATTTATTGTTTGTATTTGATGGTCTACTACCGTATTATTATAGTCAATACATGTTAATGGTATATTTTGAGTACCCTTAACTCCAGACTTGCCTCCGCATAATATAATAAATGTTACTTTATCAAGATGAGTTTGCTTGATAGTATGGATGCATTCTTGTCTATTCATTCTTTAATGCGTTAGCAGTGAATAGTACTTCTGGAAAATGACAAGACGGATAATTATTGTAGATTTCTCCTACAGGATGCTCATTACCTAAGACTGAGAACAACTTTGACATGTCTACAAATAAACACCTAACTCCTGCATTCATTAACGGATGCGACCTGCCATAAACCCTTGTGCTAAATGGTGTCCAAGTATTATTATCTGGATAAATTGACGCGACATTGCTGTTCTCTAAAACCGAAAAATCAATTTGGTCTATTGCATTATCTAGTAATATATCATGCACTAATATTGAGACCACATCAAAGTGGCTATAACTTATTAGTTTTTGAACAATAATTTGATCTGATTTTTCAATATCTTCATAGTTTTCATCAGAGATGTTAATCGCTTCTAAGTCAGAGAACTCAACATGTTCAATTTGAGATCTAATTTTTTTGGACAGCGTAAAATCATGGAAGTTAATTGTTACATTATGCTTCTTTGACTTACACCCATTTATTATTTTTTGTAAGTAATCTTGATTAAGATCTGAGAATATCTTATAGATTATTAGCACATGCTTCATTGATTTCTTTCCAATTGAATACTTGGGGGTCGCTAGATTCTTCACTGGCTATGTTTTTTAGCTTATTAGAAAACGATTCCATCATATCTCCATTAAGCCATTTATAAATATGTACCATACTGACGGACTGATGTAGCTTTTCATCAATCGGTTCGATATGTAATACACGGTGCATCAACTTGGTAGTAAATTTATGGACCTTTTCAAAAATAGTATAGTCAATTTCTTTATCACAATTAAAAAGAAAGACATACCCGTTTTTCAGATGCTTTAAGCAATCAAAAACTCGTTTTTCGTCAGACACATCTTCATCAACGCTTCTAACAAATGAAGCATGAATATCTAATTCTTTAGAGATTTCTAATAATGGACTCAACTTGCATTCATGTGATATAATAAATTTAAAACGATTATTTGTTACATCTTTTAATTTGGAGAGGATATCTTTGACGTTATCAATCTCTTGAACTAATAGAATTATTGAGCCGGAAAGAAATACCTCTTCTTCACAAAGTTTTATTTTTTCTTCTAATGATAAGTCTTCATTCCAGTCATGAGTTCTTCTATATCTACAAACTCTATCTATTGATGGGCCGTCATCATTCCATTCTATAGTCGCTCCCCGCTGCGTAAACATATCTATAAGGCCATGACTGCATTCTTTTTTATCTGGATTATAGAAACAGCATTCATTACAAAATGTTCCTAGTTTAGCCATAATTCGTTCCCGTCTTTTAATTTAGATCTATTTATTCTCACATCTTCCCAGATATTATAATTCTGTAGTCTCCGACCAAATACATTAATAATTGACTGCCTATCAACTGGTCTTTGTTTATTTGGATTTGATGGAGTAAATTCATTAGAGAAATGATCATCCCACGCAATCTTGCTAGATCCTTTTGTTAGATCAGACATTAAGTTCCTCGTAAAGTACGAGTTTTTGTGCCCCTCGTAGTAGCAAAATAGTTCGGTTAACTCCCGCACAAATCTTTCATTAGACTTTTCTTCCATATTTATTTTTGAAGGTCTAATGATATTTGCAGGCTGTTTCCAGTCAGCATATTCACAGTCGTCAATGACTTCCATCCACTTTGCGGCAGTCTTGTCCCAGCTATAATGATCTTCAAATAGCTGACGAATATTACTCTTTTGAGTTTTGTCTGATAGAAAAGTTTTTATGATCTCTACTATGCTATTCTCATCAACAACAGCACGATCACATCCAGTTTCTAATTCTTTATACTTTGTATAAGATATTGGATATGCATCTAGTTTATTAACAATGTCTTCCATAGCGGAATAGTTAGTGCAGGCAATTGGTATTCCACATGCAGCAGCCTCAACTTGAGGAAGACCGAACCCTTCTGAATTTGCTGGCTGAAGGTAAAGATCAAAAATGTTATATATCTTTGCCAGTATTTCATCTGAAACGCCATTAGATACACTAGACGGCATTGAACTAAATTTATTACATTTAAGGCAGACTTTTCTGGCATCTGAAAAAAAACAGACTTCAACATTTTTGCAATCTGTGTTTCCGCATACGTATGTCATTAAAACTCTAGAAGAGATATCATTAGAGTGGATTAAGTTTGCTAAATTCCATCCAGCGTCTGGATAGCTGGTATGCATATACAAATATGTTTTGGTGTCGCCAGTTTCTTTTAGATACTTACTAAATGCAGAAATCAACGCGGGAAATAACTTCCGACGTTGATTCCTCATTACACTACCAATAATATTTATATCATCGCGGACGCCAAATTCATCTCTAACAGATTTTTGATTCATAGGAATGAAAGCATCGGATGCTGATGGAGGGGCAGAGCCAACTGTATTTATGTTCTTTCCAGCCTGTTCTTCTAGGACATTCTTAGCCCAATCAGAATAGGTTAGTACATAATTTGCATCACAGAATAAATCAATCCATTCTGGATTCTGTGGCGATGCATCTACAGTTGGCATCCATGCCCATTTGAAAATTCTTCTATATGGAGAATGATATACAAAGGCATCCATCCAATAATCACGAATTGTTAAAACAATATCTGGCTCGAAATCTAAACAAACTCTTTCAAATCTCCAGCTTCCAAATTGATTGCCCGGACTAGAATTATACGATTTCATTTGTTCTTCGTTATGCTCATCTGGAAGAACTGGATAATTTTTCCAAGGAATACTGGAGCGTCTTGGATCATTAGCGGCTCCATATACAGACATTTCCGCTACATCGTATTTACCGCTTCTATATAGACGCGATATTACTTCCTTACTGTATTTTGCATATCCCGTATTTAGATATGCGGCCTCGCTAATGAAGAGTACTCTTTTTTTTCTAGCCATTATTTGTTGCTAGCCTTTCTTTGATTTCTGAAAGTATTGAAGACACTTTATTCGAGTTTAGATTTAGTTTTTTGCCAATAGCTCTATTGGATTCGCCATTTCTCTTTAGTGTCACAATCTTTTCTTCAATTGTATTTTTTAAATTATAATAATCCAATACATCAGATTTGAGAATTTCTTCTGTTTCATCATAACTAAGGCTCTTTAATTCATTATAAATTAGTTCACGGCCAATCTTATTTTTTCTAATAAACTTTATCATATCATTCTTAGCACAGTGCGTAATAAATGTTGAGACCCTTCCTCGTTCTGGATTGTATTTATTTGCACTTTTGCAAATTGCTAAAAATCCAACTTGGATTAGATCTTCTATGCTAAATGCCTTGTTTGGGATATAAAGAGAATTTGCAATACTGTAGATAAGGTTTTTGTTCTCTTCAATCATTTTTTCAACTTGAGAATCCATCATCGTCCTCCGTACTTAATAATCTTAAACTCGTTAATTCTAAAACAAATTAGCTCACTTGTTGGTGAACCACTATTATCATGAGATATTGATCTGGCCGTTGAATCTACTATCAAAATGTAATCGCCGGGATCGGCATTAGATTCGATGGTCAGTGCTGCACCACCCCATGCTTCAAAGTTCAAAAGTTCATAATCAATTTTTTTGTTTTTAGACTTTGTACTTCTTCTATTTTCTATTTTAAGCTGTAATGTTATTTTACAAATACTGGAATCGACATCTGTCTCAAAATTCTTGCTACGTATTTGCCCATAGAATATGCACTTATTCATTTAACTGCCTCAAATGCTAAAAACTTTATCAATAATAAATGAATTTCTGGTTTTATCTTTTATTTGACCAGATAATAATACTGTGGCTCTATCGTATATTATATCTTTGTTTTGCTCGTATACATCAGGAAAAATAACAATATTTTCTAATTCTCCAGAATCATCTTCGGCAGATACAAAAGCCATGATGTCGCCGTTCTTAGTTTTATGCTCTCTAACAGTTTTAATAATTACAGCAATAACACAATTGTCTGCTCTGCCATCTGTCAATTGTTTACATGTGGCATTTGCGTGACATGCATCTGAACAGGCGTTGAGTTCCGAGTGATTAATCGCATATCCAAGCAGCTTTTCTTCTATTCTAGCATATGTCATGGAGTTGTCAGCAAGATTCCTGCCGGGATTTTGAATTCTCATCAAGATATCCTCAATCTTCATGTATCGGCTCTGTGTAGATATAAATCCTCCATCCTTTTTAACTCCATAGGATAGTAGATTTTTTACAATTTCTGCCGCTGTTAAATTATTAATATTGAGATGTTCTTGTATTGACTGCATTTCTTTCTTGGTAAAGTCAGAAAAGCAGTGAAACTCATGAATCATTTCCGTTCTTGATTTGCCAAGACCAGCAAACGCACCAACGCTAATTAAGTTTTCTATAGCTCTCTTATTTACATTAGGTAGTACATGAACCAATAGGTTGGACCAGTTTATGCTTGAAATATTTGAGATACTATCCTTTAATTGTTGGAGATGAATTGCACCAACATTCTTGACGTTGCAAATGCCGAAATGAATAGCTGGAAACATACCATCGCGTTTTCCGAAAGTGAAGTTTTCCTCAAGTACTGAAATGCTTGGACCTTTGATTTCAAGACCTTCCGCTCTTGCTGCCATAATAAGTTGACGCTTTTCCATATCGGGATCAATCTTATCATCGGCATCTCGTAGCCAGTTTTTCATAAACCTGTCAACATAGTAATTTTTTATATAAGCTGACCAATAGGCCATTTTAGCATATGCTACTGCATGAGATTTATTGAATGAATACCTAGCCGACTTTTCGATCATGTCAAAGATCTCAGTAGCCTTGCTTTCTTCAATATTATTTTGTTTAGATCCATCAATAAACTTGACGCGAACCTGCTTCATCAGATCCGCCTTCTTTTTACCAATAGCCTTGCGTAAGTCGTCTGCCTCTTTCAAGTTGAATCCAGCCATCTTAACAGCGATTTCCATCGCCTGTTCTTGATATACAATAACTCCGTAAGTTTCTTCAAGTAGCTTATCAATAGCTGGATGCAGGCTTGGAACTTTATCTTTACCATGCTTTCTATCTACATAATGCTGGGTCATAGACTTTCCATCGACGAAAGCCTTTAAGGTTCCGGGTCTAATAATACTAATCAGTGCTGCTAATTCAAGAATATTATCAGGCTTCAGTGCCCTGCACCATGTCTTGCCAAGATGACTCTCAATTTGAAAGCATCCCTTGACACGGCCTTCGCCAATCATATCCCAAACGGCACGATCATTTTCATTCAATTTTGTGATATCAATCTTCTGCATCTTTATTGACCTTGTTATTTTTTTTCTTTATGTTCAATCATGCAAATGCACCCTTAAACGTTTTACGAGACGCTGTGCTTCTTAACATTCTCATAGTTCTACAGAATAATTCCGCTGTCATAATAACGTCGGACATTGCATCATGTGCCGTCCCTTTATCGTAACCCATATATCCACGGACAAGATTATCGGCAGAAAGTGAATTCACATCTTTATTGTTTTCAAACAATGCAAACATAAAGTCAAGCATGTCAATGCTATGAATTCGATTGAACAAATCCTGCTCGCCACGCTTGTTATCTACAGGTCCAAAATTCCACGGATCTGTCGTACATAGGCGATTCACGATGATAGAGTCAAAACCCTTGATATTATATCCTACAGATACTGGTGCCGACCAATTACTTCCTTTGAAGTTGTACTGATTGACGTAATCTGTAAAGTTTTTCCAGACGGCTTTAATAGTTGGTGCCTTCTTTAGCATTTCTGCGGTCTTTCCGTGAACTGCAACGGCACCATCTTCAAGCGGGTCAACACCAAGTGTTTCACACTTTTTTATGTTTAGCTCTGGCTTCATTAAAGACTGAAACTCGGAACCTTCTTTGATTTCAAGTTTACGACCATGAACAACAACAGCGGCAATCTGTACGGGTTGTGTTGTGTACGGATTAGCTGATGTAGTTTCAAAGTCATAAACAATGTAGTCACGATAATTCATAATTAATTTCCTCAACAGTATTTGAAATTTTCTCCAGAAGAGAAACGCCTAAAATGTCAAATTTAACACATCCAATAGCTTCTAAGTCGCCCATTTCCATGCCCGCAATTTGCTCGGAACTACGAGATGATTTTACCATAGGGCAGATTTTTGTCAAGTCATCAGATGCAATTACAACGCCAGCAGCATGTTTGCCTTGAGTTTTGAAGACGCCTTCCATACGCATTGCCTGCTCAAACACCTTAGCATACTCGCCTTGTAGAGTATCGTCATCGTCAAGCCAGCAGTAATCAATTAGAGAATTCCTGTCATTTTCCAAAGCCCAGCGAATTACTGATGGATTATCCATTTCTTCCAGCAGGTCGGAAATGGCAGCTTCGTTTGGAATCCTCTCCGTAATCTTATTCATTTCGTCAAAACTGCACGACTCATTGACTCTTAACACTTCCTTCAAAATAGACCTTCCTGCAAGTCTACCAAATGTAAGCATCTGGCAAACTTGACTATCGCCATATTTATTCTTTAGATATTCGACAACCTTATCACGGTACGATGGCGGAAAGTCAATGTCGATATCGGGAAGTGATACATGATCTTCAGTATTTCTACCTTCATTATAGAATCGTTCAAAAATCAAGCCATATTCAATTGGGTCGATTAGAGTAATTCCTGTGAGATAGCATACTAATGATCCACCACCAGAACCTCGACCGGGACCAACCAAGCATCCTTGATCTCTAAAATAGTTAACATAATCTTGAACGATTAAGAAGTATCCGGCAAGATTTGCCTTTTCGATAACCTCTAACTCTTTAAGTACACGATCTTTATATATATCATATTTATATGGATCTACTCCAGTCATAATGAGACGTTTCCATCCCTTACGACATAGCTCCTTTAGATATTCATCTTCAGTGCTTCCATCCGGAGTTTCAAAGTTTGGCAGCTTAGGTTTGGATAGGATATTAATGTCGGCACACAATTCAGTAATCTTGTCAAGATTATCTACCTGTTCTGAACTGTATGCTGCTTCAATAGCTTCTCTAGTCTTGATATGGTATGAGCTACTCCTAATAAATTTAAGCAAGTCGATATCTTTAGCATTGCTAATCTTATCGGCAAGTTGACGCATAGTTGTCTTCAGCTTAGTACAGATTAATACGCGATGATCAACAGCATCTTTTCTTTCGGGATAATAACTTGATGTATTCGGAATTACATTGTCATAGACGGATAGAATGTCAGACATTACCTTGGAGATCGGGAAAGTATCTGAGTCAAGATTGTTGACTTCTAGATAATAATGAGCAAATGTTTGATGCATCAACGCTATTTCATCATTGAGTATTTCTTTCCAGTTATTGTCAATGCATGACTTAACCATTTCAATATCGGCAGCATCAAAGATGCAGTCTATATTTGGAAATAGTTTATTAAATAGCTTACTACCGACATAGCCATCAATGCAGATAAAGTTGTCTGGATTAATGCTTTGTGTCAAATCGGCAAATGAAATTTTTGGAGTGCCATCATGGTTATCTTTAGAATTGGCCTGAGATATAACTCCAAGTAAATCATCCCATGCTTCAATATTTCTACATACAAGAGTTAGTCTTGAATTATCATCTAAGATAATCTCAGATCCAATGAGCGGGGTGATATCTTCCTTTTTACATGCTTGTATGAAATTAACGCAGCCGCTAATCGTGGCTACATCAGTAATTCCAGCATATCTATATCCAGCATCTTTGCAGGCTTTGGCAATCTGCTTAGATCGAGATGTAGACATAAGTAATGAATAATGGCTGTGATTTCTAATCATATATCAATTCCTTACACTTACAGCAAGTTTTACTAATTACTTTCATTATCTTCTCCAAGTCTACCTCCACCAGCACCATATTTTCCAAGTTTATTCAAATTAGCATGTTCGCATACAACAGTGTTCATACCCTTAGATCTTATCAAATCATGGAAGTATTGGCAAGTAGTTTTTCCAGAATCTTGAAACTCTTCTGAAAATTTACACAATTTTGTACACTTCCAGTTTTGCTGATCTATAGAGAGTTGTCTCGGCAGGTCAACTGATCGGATGTATTCAAACTTTTCCCGAAGCATGTCTTCTGCTTTCTTGTAATCCTCTTCGCTAAAGACAATATCAAAAACCCCGCCATTATTAACATAATAAATGGATACATAGAAATTTCTTTCTGGGAAGAGATTCTTTAATGCGTAATAATAGAGTAGCAATTGTTTATCAGAGCAAAGATCTTCGTAGGTCTTTTCTTTACCTGTTGCCCAATTCAATCGCTTGCCGGTTTTATAATCCAAGACTTGGAAGTACAGATCATCCTCTTTGATAATTACGTCGATTGTGCCCTTGATAGAAAGATATCCATCAAATACTTTGTCATTAATCTCATATCGGTACTTAGCCCAATCTTGCTTAATCTCAATATCAAAGAATTGCTCTGTGGCATTGATATTTTGATTTCTCGGGTCCATATAGCCATCATTGTAAGCTAATGCTTTGTATACCCATCCAATACATGTCTGTAGATCTTTTGGTCCTAAGCCAACATCTTCTTCATGATATTTGTAGTATTCAAAGCATAGCTCTGTAACGAATTCTATATCATCGCATTGAGCAAACGTTAAGTCCTGAATGTCATCATTCTTCAGTTTTCTTTTCTTCTCTTCTTGAGCCTTTTTCTTGTCAGCCAGTACCTGCATTACACGATGAAAGACCGTACCTAGTACGGCCTTTTTATTCGTTTTATCTTTCATGCCTAATACGTACTGAAAGAAATATTTCATTTCGCACATCTCAAACGTGCCTAATGAACTGCTTCTATGGTAACATATAATCATATTAAATCACTTTATTGATGCGGTGTACTTGCCCATTTCTCTGATCTTTTTGGTGACACCAAGGTTAATTAGTTCATCCAAGAATGCCTTGCATGATTGATTAATATCTAAATTTGAATTATCAATGATTGCGTCAAACTTATTATAATTGTCTGCGTCAATTTCACTCTGATGAGTGCTTTCATAGAGTGAGCGAGTTAGTCTAATAACTTTTCCACCACGCTTTTGCACAGCCTCAATCTCATTTAAGAATCGACAGTCGCCAATAACAGCAATCTCTGGTTTATCAGCTTCAATTCTTCGAAAGCAATTTTCCAACCAGATTGGCTGGTACATTTTACGCATAACGTCTGTGCCAAAGAATTGCATGAACTCACGAGCGGTCATTGGTCCCTTATGATGACATATCTTACCGTTGGGACCAATATCGCTAGTATCTCCCGGCATATTTTCCCATAATAGATGCTCCTGAATCTGATTCTTTTGTTCGTCTGTTCCATAGACACATTCTGGTGGAATATTAAATAGCATAACACAGATTTCTTTTAATGAATCTGCGAAATTATAGCCGCGAATAAGAGGCCAAATTCTACGAGAGGCATATTGGAAAAATTCATCCGTATGCTGCTGTAGATCAAGAACTCCAAGTTCTTCAAACTCTTTTCCATTTTCATCATGAAAAGTACAGTTTACCACAAGCTCCCCTTCCGGGGAAATTAGAAACTTTTCAACAATATCATGGCGTTTCATCTCATGACCATGTAGATAGTTGGAAAGAGTAGTCTTTCCTGATTGCTTTTTACCGCATAATGCAATGATCTGTGTCATCAAAATTTTCCTTGAATTTGAGGCTTGATTAGTTCATTGACTTCATTGACTGTCATATCGCCAATGTCGTTTTTGGGAATTTCCACAGTATAAATATTAAATAAAAGTTTCAATCGCTCATATATGTCTCTTTTACAAGCGTCACCCGCTTTATCATTGTCAGACATAATAATCACATTTGAAACGCCGGTCTTTTGAATCAGAAATTCTTGAGCATCGCTAATCTTTGAACCGAATATTCCAACGGCATTTCTAATACCAGATTCCCAAAGACGGATAACATCGCCTTGTCCCTCTGCTAGTATTATAGTCGCACTTCTACTAATATGCTCAATTGCTTTTCCGTAATTATACAAAAAGTTGGATTTATTGAATCCCTTTTGGTTAATCCATTTTCTAGGGTCATTACCTATAGTTCTACCGACGCATCCAACCATGTACTCATCATTCTCATCGTACACTGGAAATACAATACGCTTGTACATTTGACTATCGGGCCTAGTGCATAATCCTACATCAAAAAGATCTAGTGCTTCTTGAGAGAATCCTCTATTGATATAGTATTGTGCAGGAAAGGTAAGGTGTTTCCTTACCGTAGATCTTGTTATCTTATTTTGTAGTTTCTCAACTTTTCTTGTATTTTTCAGTAATTTATCTAGTGCTTCTGATGACTTATAAGTAATTGAAATGTCTATTTTTACGCCAGAGCAAAAATCTTGACAGAACTTAATAACTTCTGGAAACTTATAAGGTTTTTTGAATTTATTCTCAAGGAGCATCCAGACTAAAGAAATAATATCATTAGTTGACTTCTCATTGTGACATCCCTGAGTATTACAAAACCATTTACCGCAGTGATCTTCATGATCTTCGTCAATATTGATATTGAATGCAGTAACATTGTCTCCTTCATGGACTGGACAAGAACTTATCAGTAGGTTATGTGACTCGTAATATTCATTAATTTCAAAAAAGGCAAAGAAATCAAAAATCTTCTTCACCATCTTCCTCTTCAAAATTCGCATTTTGCGAATTTGCAAATCCTTGTTGATTGTTGTTTGCATTACTCTTAATCTCTCTAATAGTGCCAACTTCTCTTACTTTTGCAAACTTGCCGTCCATTTGCAAGCATATATAACCTTCGTCTTCCATTCCGGGTCCATGTCTGGAAACAATTGGTATAAGTTTTTTATTTCCATTGTTTATTCCATCCGTAACTTTTTCTTCATCTGACTTATCCTTGAAGATTGAGAATGAAGTACAGAGCCAAACTAAACGGTCAGATCCGGAAACTACATCTGTAGATTCCTTGGTAATACCATCTCTATTAAGCTGCACAAATGACAAACACGGGCAATCATTCTCTACACAAAAATTATGCAGTGAAGTGATCTGAAAACCGAGAACTTGGAATTCTGCAAGATTGTTATTAATACTAGAAGATGTCATCAGTTTTAGATAGTCATAAATAATCACGCAGTCATTTAGTCTTCCTGTTTCATCATAGCCAACTCTCTTTAATAGCCATCTTTTGATAATAGATAGTGTTTCATCAAATGGTCTACCAGCAATGCTAATATAGTCATAAGGTATAGATTCAATAGTCTCTACAGATTTTGTCACAGAGTCTACTTTTTCAGGATCTGTAGCAAATTTACCGGATGCAACATCATTAATTTCAACACCGCTTTTATTTGCAATGATTCTATTCCAGTGATCTTCTGTGCTCATTTCTGTATCAAGCATAAGTACTGGTATATCATACTCTCCAGCAATATGCAAGGCAATATTATCGGCAAGTACAGATTTTCCAGTTTTGGGACGAGCAGCAATCAGGTCTACGCATTTTCGACGCAAGCCGCCTCCAATAGCCTTATCGAATGCACTCATACCAGTTGGAATACCAATAGACTTGCCATCATTATTCTTGATATGTTCTAGATATGCATGGATGCCTTCGCCAATAGATTTTGGAGAAAGATCATCTTCCTTCATGAAGGATAGACATACATCTTGAATAGGGTTTTCTGCAATCGACAAAATGCTGGCGATGTCCTCATCTCCAGTAACTTTGTTCAGGTTTAAATAAATGTCTCTGAGCTTACCCTGCATGATTCTGGCAAATTCAAGCCTCTTTAGTTTTTTGGCGTGCTCTGCGACATTATTAATATTAACCGGAGTATTCATAACTCCAGTGATATGTTTTAGCATATCATTTTTTTCAACAAATTCGTCTAGGTTTAGACTCTTTGCTGATGACAGGATCTCTGTATAACCAACAACATCTCCACTTTCGAATGAATGCTTAATGCACTTATATAGGACTTTGTTATTTTCGATTGTGAAACTCTCTTCATTTACGAAGAGTTCAACTTCTAGTAAGCATTCCTTACCATGCTGTAAAAGTCCGGCAAGAACAGCACGTTCAGAAGCTACATTTTTCAAATCGGTTTCTTTAGACACTATCAAATTCTCCGCGAAATACATTTGTCGCAAATGTAATTTTCTCTAGCAAACATTGGATTGACATCAAAGGATTTATTGCATTGTGAGCATGTAACACTTTTAGTTTGATATTCTCTACGCTTTCTTTCTACTCTAGGAGAGTTAGAGTCATCAATACTGTTGAAGCCTCTTTCCTGCTCAGCCTCTTCTAAAACTCCAGCCATTGACTCAAACTTATTTTGACCAGAAGACTTTACCGACCGTTTTGGCTTGGATGATTTTATTGAGAAATTTTCATCTACTTTAGGTTCTGACTTTTTGGTTTTAGATCTACCGTTCCTTCTGTTCTTTTTGGGAGGATCTTGCTTCTCTAACTTTTCAAGTCTTTCCATCATATTTTTAAGACTGGCGGATAATTCATCCACAGGTTCTGGCTCTGGAATATCTACTTTTTCTCCGGAAATCATTTGATATGCTTCTGATATACATTCCCAATTACTGTCAATGATGCCATCATAGAGCAATTCCCGCACTTTATCAACTAAATCTGTTAACGTCATTTAAAACTCCTAGCTTTTCCTAAATCTTGAAAAAGTGAAACCCTCTTCTTTATATCACGACAGGTTTCTGACAACATCTGAATACCAGCATACAGTCTTAAACGCGACTTTTCAATAGATTGTGCGTAAGTATTCTCAGAAATTATAGATTGCTTTTTTATTTCTGCTGGTAGAAATTTGTCATAGTTTGACCATTGTTTAGCAAACAAATAGTTCAATGCTTCAACACACCAAGTATACTGACTACTTATTAAATCTAGCTTCTTTTGAAGAAGACCGCCATAATTCATCAGGGTAATTGCATTTGTAAAACATTCATCAGATGTTAAACTGATTATTTCTTCTGGCGGAAGATGTAATATGTGCGAATATTCATCACTATCTTTGTACTCTACAATATTATTAGCCGCACAAAAGTTATCAATCCATTCTGTAAATTTGTCCAGTCCATCTATTCCAGAGACTGTTGAATCAAGTTCTTCCATTCTGACCTCTCATTGTATGGCAATGTGACAATTTTGATTTCGTTCAACCGACACCACTCTATTTTATCGGAATCTCTCTGTTTTGCAAGCACAAAATCCATTTTATTTTTGTGAAAAAACGGAGAATATTCATAGTGCTGCTGACCATGAACTTCGATCACAAGCATTAATTCAGGCAAGAAAAAGTCGGCATATAATAAAGAGCCTCTGCCAAGACGTTTAGATCCGGGCAGAGTGACTTCTTCATATAAAGAGTAGGTAGGCCAATTCTCTTTAATTAACTCTCTAGCTTGTTTATGGTATGATGATTTTTTGGATCTGAAGTTCCTAGACTTATTTTTAGCATAATTAAACTTATGTTCTTTTCCATCTAATCCAGTAACTCTAAACATCCTTTAGCATACCATTAACCTGTGCCTTTACTTGATCAAAAATATCCTGTCGCTCTACAAGGAATTCATAAATCTTTGCCTGTCCTTGAAACTTAGGAGGCTCTTTAAATTCTTCGCTGCCCTCCAAGAATGGAATTGAATACCAAGCCCCGGCCTTGTCTATGATGCCAAATGATTCTGCTAGATCTATCATTTCTTTTTCTTTGTCAATACCTTTGCCATATCTAATATGGCTAACACATTCTGTTCCAGATGCACCCATAGAAGAACATGCTACTTTCCAATGAACAAGCTGTCCAATCTTTTTACCATTTTCTTCCCATGGTTCTATCTTTGCAATATCAATTCTAGTATCAGCCTGATACTGAATCATTACACCGCAGTCTGGAATTTTGACTTTACCGTATCCAGATGTGTTTGTAATATAATGCGTAATAATCAATACGATAATTTTGTTTTTTACTACTGTTTGCGAAGTCTTTTTTACCCAATGCGACAATAGTTTTGGAAGGGTTGCACGAAGTGAACCAGATGCACTCTCTTCAAGTTCTGACCTTGGCACTAAAGAAGAACATGAGTCAATCACGCATACAGCACCTTTATTTTCAGGACGCTTTATTAGTTCTTCAGCAATATTTAAGAAGTCTTCAGCGGATAGAGACTCTCCATCTTCTGGACTATGAACAATTTGTATTTTGTTTAAATCTAAACCTTCTGTACCAGAGAGATTATAAGCCTTTAATCGACTTTCGCCATCAACATAGATTACTGGACGATTATCATCTTGAGCATTTTTACAAATCTGCAAACATGTTGTGCTCTTTCCAGTTTTGGGATCTCCAGAAATAATATTCCAAGACGCCTCTCTAATTCCTCCATTAAGAGCTAGATCAAGTTTTGGACTTACGGTGATGCACTTTAGATCTGCCATGCTTTGAATTAGCTCTGATCCTTTAGATACGACTTTACCGAAGGCTCTTTGAATAGCCTTGTCGTTGCTCAAATCCACTTTCTTTTTTTTCTTATCGTCTGCCATTTATTACAAGCCTTTCAATATATTTCTGCCATACCCAAACGGTTTCGATACTTCAGTCTTATTATTTTCAGAAATTACTATCTCTGTTTCTTTACGCTCTTTCTCAAACTTTTCGATTATAGGAATTAGCTTATCCCTATTTTCTTTTTTGGATAACTTCAATATAAACTTAGCCTGTGGTGATTTTATTGCTTTTATTACTGAGTCGGCGTGATAGTCTTTCAGTAGTTTGTTTGCCGCAATAACTTCGCCCTTATAAGCACCATGCAACTTATTTCCTTGCAGCCAGAAACTCTCTGCGTTTTTGCCAGAATTGAAATACTCATTTCTTTTCTGGAATATCAACTCCGCAATGTAATTTCCGGGCGTTACATAGCCAGCCTTATGCATAGATTTATAAGGAGTCTTTTCCGTGCATTGAGCAACTCGCTGCTTACTTATCTGCTCGGATTTTGTGGATGTGATTTGTGTCTTTTTTTGCTGCTCGTTTTTTTGATGCATCACCTTTCTCCGAAGCCTCTTTACTCATTACTGCGTATCCACGCTTAGAATTGATATTCATAAGTTTATCAACTGTGAAATCATTAGTAGCTTTGTTTTTGCATTCATCATAGTACGATGAAACTACAGATTTGTCAAGTCCTAAATCAGAAGAAACATCAGATAAAGTCATACTGGAGCATTTGCTTTCAATGTAAAATTTTTGAACTTTAGAAAGTTCGTCAGTAGTTGCTTTGGCTTCGACATTTTCTTGTGCTTTAGGTTGTCTATTCGTTCTTCTTTTGGTTTTTTTGGTCGGCATTTATATCCTCCATTAATAAATCGGTTTTTAAAATAAGTTCTAATCGTTCTTTAAGAGATTTTATGCAATCAATGTATGACTCATGTTTTTCTTCAATTTGAAATTTACGACATAAATCATAGCCGATAAAATCTACTTCTTCTTTACCCAAAGGCTGTAGCAAGGTATTTCCATTAGTGACGGTTCCAATGTATGGAACTATCATAATTACACTTTTGTATTCTTCCATTATCCGCCCTCTATGAAACGACGTTTTTGCTCCGAATTCATTTTATTGATTTGAGAGTTTATTTCTTTCTTTGCTTCTTTTAGTGCAGATTTTTTAGAATCTTTATCTTGCAGTGTTCGCTCTTGAACTTCTGACTGTCCAAGCCTTTTAGCGTTACGCTCAGATAGCTGACCAATCGTAGTTGCCTCTTGACGAACAAATACCATTGGGGGATGAATCACTCTTTCAAGCGTATCATTTCCGCAACTGATACAATATATTATAGCCTTTTCGGTTATGCTTTGGTATACATCTTTTAGCTCGGTTTCACAATTTGAGCATAAATAGTCATATGTTGGCATTATTCCTCCAATGCTCTCAGGATTTCCCCAATAATTCCATTTCTTTGAATGTCATCATAGGTTAGATAACAAACTCCAACCCCTTCAATATTTCCAACTTTTCTTATTAAAGTTTCAAGCCCGCTACGAGATCTTAAATCGGTTTGATTGATATCCCCATTGATAATAACCTTGGAATTCTTGCCCATGCGAGTGATAAACATTTTTAATTGATCCAAGGTGCAGTTTTGTGCTTCGTCCAAAATCATGCAACAATAATCAAAGGTTGCACCTCTCATGACTTCAAGCGGTTCATAACGAATCTTGCCGTCATTATAGTGGAGGCCATAGTTAGCCTGACCAAGAAAATTCTTAATATTTTCCTCAATAGGCTTTAGGTAAGGTGCAATCTTTTCATTCATCTCTCCGGGAAGTGATCCTAATTCTTTTCCGGAGCATACTAATGGACGAGTTGCAATAATTTTGTCGTAACTTCCTTCATGCAAAAAATTGGCAAACATCCCAGCACTAATATAAGATTTCCCAGAACCAGCAGGTCCAACACAAATTGTGATTGGATTATTAATAATCGACATAATATAATTATGATGATTGTCTGTTTTAGCAGTAACGGATTTAACCGCCGTTCTTGACTGTTTATCTTTCCTTTTATTTACTGGTCTAAAATCTGGTTTATTGACTGGTCTTCTTGTTCTTTTTTTTCTCATGTATTAGCTTCTTATGTTAAATCTGTAACACTTTTCTTAGCTTCCCAGAATCTACAACTCCAATATCTTGCCTTCCATTTAGGACCGGGATTAGTATCGCATTGATGACGGGCACGGAAATTCTTACGCCTCTGAGGATCATCGCGTTTAATATCCATGTTTGGATCGCCAAAATTCACCTTTACGATATTACCCTTATCATTTTTAACATAAACGCTAAACTTCTTTGGACCCTTTGGAGTTCTAAAGGGCTTATTGAGTTTAACATTCTTCTTCTTTTTTTCCGCCATTAATGATTCAACATCGTCTTCTTCTTCATCATTATCGTTATCTTCATCCAAAGAAGCATACATAACTGAATCAAAAATAGCCTCAATAAAATGCTCAGCTTTAGAGATCTTATCCTTAGTCCATTCTTCAAATGCCACAGGCTTAGTTTCTAGCATTTCTACTAATTCCATAAGCTGCATGTGCATTTTCATAATTTGTGCAACTTGCATTGACCCTTCTTCATATTCAGCCTTGGTGCTTTTTGGATGCGACTTTGGCAAAAGATCATTGTCTTGTTTGTAATTAGGATTACTTGGTCTACCATTTCTCATTAAATAAAGAAAGGCATTAACTCTTGCCATAGCCCATCCATCCCTTGACATATTTGGGTGATGACTTGTGGAGAAAGCACCGGCACCACGACGATACACAGCTTTAAGCTGACCAAGGGTTGCTTTGCTGCCCTTTCCTTTTTCAGAAACTTTGGCATTATGTTCAGAAACTTTGCTCTGTAGTTTAGATATTGTTTCTTTGCTTAGTGTAATTTTACCCTTATCATCTTTAGCACTATCTGGCTTATTCTTTTTGGAACCCTTCTTTCGATCTTTTTTAGGTGCTGGAGTTTTTCTTGGATCATTCTTTGGAGGTTTGCCATACTGTACAGCAATCGAATAATCTTCAGACTCTTCTCCAAAGTCTAAATATTCGTCTTCCGCTGGAATATACATCTTTGATTCATCAGTGATGATTTCTGTTGAACCAAATGTTTGATCGTAATAGTTATCTTTTACTTGATCAGCAGTAGACGCCTTAGATGACTGTTGACAAACGGCATACCTTTGTGAAGCGTCTGGATATTCTTCGTTCATTTTTGGATTAGACATACATCTGGACAAAAAATCAGTTCTGTCTTCATCAGGTTTTCTTTGTGGAATTGGCATAGTTTAACCTCATAAATCTTGTTCTTTAACAAAAACACCATCTACCATCCTACCCTTACGGTCCTTTATATCATTATATGCTGTTTCTAAACATTGTGCGAGAGTAATTTTGTTACGCTCCATAATATTTAGCATAACAACCATCATATCACCTAAATCATCACGGACATCTTTACCCTTACATACACTATCAGAAAGTTCGCCAAGTTCTTGTAGCAGCTTTAGTGTTTGATCTTTATCAGAACTTCCATCAATTAAGTTTCTATCATAATGCCATTGAACAATATCGTCTACCAAATCGCATACTGTATTATACAACAATTCTTTCTCGCTGGCTTGTCTCATTTTAAGTCCTTCTGTTTTTGAAAACTCAATAGGTGAATCATCAACATATCCTGTTACATGAATATACTCGTCTGTCATAGTCCCAAATCTCCAAAATCCATATCGTCTAAATCATTCTTACTTGCACCAATCTTGTAGGATGTAATCTCATGCTCTTGTGGTGCGACCTGAACAGCCTCACTGTTAAGCCAAGGCTCTGTCCATCCAGAAATAGGATTCTTTAATCCAGTCTCATATGGTAGCCCAATTACCTTGCGTCGAGATTGACATAGCCAGTCGATATACTGATGCATAACGGTTTCGTTAAGCCCAATAATAGATCCATCTTTAAATAGATAAGAGGCCCATTCTTTTTCTTCTCGTGCGGCAGAGTCAAACATCCCGCAGGCCAATTCTTCACATTCCTTAGCAGTTTTAATAAACCCTTCATCTTCCACGCTATGTAGAATTTTTAGGATCTCTTGAGTATTGTAAAGATGCAATGCCTCGTCTCTTTTAATCAATTTAACAATATCAGCATTGCCAATCATCTTCTTATTTTCAGCAAATGCAAATGCACAGATAAAGCTAACATAAAATCTTACAGCTTCAAGAATATTGATACTAACAAGTGTAAGATAAATCTGTTTCTTTAGATCTTTAGTAGATCCTTTCTTTGTGAGATTGCTCAATGCGTCATATTCTTTAATAGCAACGTCTGCTCTTTTAAGGATTTCCTTATCAGTTAGACAGCTATCAAGAACTTCAGACGGATCGTTATAAACATTCTTAATAATGTAAGTATAGCTATAACTATGGATTTGCTCAAAGAATTCCCAAGTCTTCATACATGCTTCAAGTTCTGGACTTGATACATATTCAAGAAGTGTAGGAACCCCTCGACAAATAACACTATCCATCATAGTCTGATATTTAAGATTGCTTGTAAAGATAAACCGCTCATTCTCGGACATGATATTATCATCCTTGAAATCGTTGCGATCTTTCTTTAATTCAATTTCTTCTGGTCTCCAAAAGAACTCCATCTGCTTTTTAAAGAGATCAAAGAATACAGGATATTTAAATTTATCGTATCTCTGTAGAGCTAGATCTTCGCCAAGAAACAAAGGCTGGTTACTGTAATCGACATTCTTCTTGTTTAAAATCGTTTTCATATCGCACACGCTCCTGATTCACAATTTGTTTCTTTTTCTGTTTCACCATCTCCATCAGGTGTATTGCAATAATACAGGTTTTTAATTCCCATCTTATAAGAATAAACTTGATCTTTGATCAACACGCTTAAAGGAATATTACCTTCTGGGTAATTCGCATAATTATAGTATAGGTTAAGACTAATACTCATGTCAACAAATTTCTGAATAACTGCGGCAATATTAATCATGCCTTGATTATCTGGCATAGACCAAGCACGACTGTAATAGTTCTTACGATGTGCGTAGTTTGGAACAACCTGTTTTAAAACACCATTCTTTGCTTTTTTATATGATAATAGACTTCTTACTGGCTCAATTCCGTTTGTACTGTTCTGGATAACACTGCTAGATTCACAAGGCATAACAGCAGAGACAGTAGAATGCCTAAGACCATGTTTCTTGATCTGGTCACGTAAATACTCCCAATCCATATTGTAAGTAGGGTTTACAAGTTTGTCAACAGTTTTTTTATACCAATCAATTGGAAGAAATCCTTGAGCATATTTTGTTTCACCAAACTTTGGACATGTACCCTTTTCTTCGGCAAGTTTACAAGATTCGTTTAGTAAATGCCACTGGATTTTCTCCATTATCTCATGAACAAGATGAAGTGCCGCATTATCATGGTAGAATACTTTGTGCTTAGCCAAAAATCCGGCAAGATTTGTAATTCCAATTCCTAAAGATCTTCTATTTTTAGTGAAGTTTTCACCAGCAGCAACTGGATAGTCTTGATAGTCAATGACCGAATCAAGAGATCTAATCGCTACTGCACAGGCTGTTTGAATATCTTCATCAGTATTTACCTCTAAAAGATTAATGGCAGATAGCATACAAATACCAATCTCAGCCTCTGAGTCTTCAATATCGCTAACCGGCTTAGTAGGATGGATGATTTCCTGACATAGATTAGACATATACACAGGAACATCCCATGAGCCATGTGTATTCGCATTATCAATATTCATGCTATAGATACGTCCTGTTTCCAGACGTTCGCGAGCATAAATCTCTGCTAACTTTTTTGCAGGAATTTTCTTTTTGAAGGTAATACTGCGTGACCGCTCATATTTTGCATAAAGTTCTTCAAACTTTTCATTATCCGCAAAAGCGTCGTATAGACCCCTAGCTTCGTTTGGACTAAACAGCGTAATATCTTCACCATTAATTAGTCGTTCATAGAAAAGTTTATTAAACTGAACAGAATAGTCCAGCTTTCTAACCCGATTATCGTCAGTGCCAGCATTATTCTTGAGAACAAGAATGTCTTCAATTTCATAATGCCAGAACGGAATATGAACTGTAGCACTTCCTCCGCGAATACCATTTTGCGAAGTAGACTTAACGGTAGACTCAAAAGTTTTCAGATAAGGGATTAGGCCCGTGTGAATCACTTCTCCACCACGAATTGGTGAGTTGATTGGACGTAGACGACCAAAGTTAAGGCCAATACCAGCCCTACGTGCGGTATAGCGTCCAACTGCGTGGACGGAGGCAAAGATGCTATCAAGATCATCACCAACATCTACAAGCACGCAGGAAGCGAACTGGCGAATCGTAGTGCGTACTCCTGCCATAATAGGAGTTGGCAAGTTTACCTTAAAAGTAGAGTAAGCATCATATGCTTCTTTAACATCTTTTAAGTTGTCAAATAGGCACATGGCAATCAGCATATATGCAAATTGTGGCGTCTCATGAATCTCACCAGTTGCACGATTCTTAACAAGGTACTTATCCACCATCTGCTGTAGGCCAGAATAAGTATACAGATCATCGCGTTTATGATTGATGTAGGAAGAGATCTTATTTACATCATCTTCTGACCATTTATCTAAGATATCTGGATCATAAATAGCGTTATCGACTCTTACCTGAATAAAATGCAGAAAGTTGGGAGGATTGTTAGAACCCCAAACTTCTTTTCTCAGGTTCATATTAAGTAGTCTTGATGCGACATACTGATAGTTTGGAGATTGTTCTGATATTAAATCATTTGCTGATTTGATCAGAGTTTGATGAATTTCCTGTGTAGTAATTCCATCATAAATTGAGAGACCCGCATTCATTTCAATGTCAGAAAACGATACACCGTTAATTCCCTCAGTTGCCCATTCTAACACTTGGTGAATTTTTTCAACGTTATAATCCTCAGATTCACCATTTCTTTTAACTACTTGCATATTCAACGTCCTTCAAAGTGGAAAAAAATACCAGCAGTTTTTTATTGCTGCTGGCATATATGTCAATTGTATTTATTTTAATATTTGATTATACGAGAAAGGTAGGTCCGGAAAATGATCTAGTTCTAAAACGCCGCCATTTTGAGAAAAATGGATGCCATTTACAGACACTGAAAATGTTATAATTTTTTGCAGTGTTACTTTTGGCTTGTGACCAGAAAAAATAATTTTGATTCCGGACTGCACGCTTTCAATTTGTACCGATAAGGCTCCAGAACATTGTATCCTTAAAGGCCCGATTGTCAACCCATCTTGTGAAAAGATTTGTTGAACAATTTCAAAATATTCAGTTGGCTGCATTGAAGGCTCTTAGCAGGGTTTGATGCATTCCAGAAACGTATCCGCTAGTACGGAATGTTTCTTTTCTTTGCGAGTCTAGAACAATAAAACATGGAATACCAGCAGAATTCTTTTTGTGGGCCTTCCAGAGATCGGGATGCTTGTCTACATCGACAATTTCCATATCGTCCTGTACTCCATTTCTAGCTTCGCCAACTGATAGACCGGCCTTTTGTAGCTTTGGTAATTCCGTCGCTTTAAATCTTTGACAGGGGCCGCACCAAGAGGCGGTAAAGTATAGGATTGTTTTTTTTAATTCTATCGCTAAGGCTTGGTCTGTAGCATCTGGTTGTTGTTCCACTTTTTTTTTAACCTCCTCTGGATAAGTAGATTTATCTGGCTCCCATGATTTGCCGGTAGCTTCGCAACGACATACCCCGTCACCAGAATTGATACATTGACATGGTGTTTTGTGACCATCTCCATGAACGATCACTTTTTCACCATTGCATTCACATGTTGTAGCAGTATCTGTTTCATTGTCAATAGGCTCTTGGTCTCCATTTACAATAAATGCTACATATCCCTCACTTCTTGAAGTATCAATAGCAAATGTTTTTTCATTACTTGGAATTGGAATAAAAAATACAGCAAGTAGTAATAGTAATAGAATCGTGCTCTTTTTCATCAGATGATCCTCGTATTAAGTTTCTGTGGCTTAAAGCCAGTATACCCGCTAAATGCCCAGCAATCGCCAGTTTTTAGCACGCGACGTTCAATCTCGTCAGCATCGACCCAAAAAGATCCATCCGGTTGGTCGTGACGTTTTGGACCTCCATTCCATTTACCCCAGCTATTTTGAACGCAAACTCCGGGACGTTTATATTCATCATCAACAGCACAGATCCACATTTGATGTGCCCATCTACCTGATGGTCTTGCAAACCCTTCACTATCTCGCGTTGAAGAAAATCCTTGATTACTAGCAATGGTTACAGAATATCCATTAACAATTAGATCTCTCACTTCTTCATATGAATTGACTTGAGAAATAGTAACGACTGGATGTTCTTTTACAATATCTACAAACGCTTGAGATAATTTATATCCAGCGTTGCCCCAAGTCTTTGCTTTACTGCCACTATACGTGGTTAGGTCAATATCGGCATACTTGCCTCTTGGAATTGAGCCATATTCATTAATATATTTTGCCGCCCATACGCCGAGAGATCCATCATCGTTACCTAATCGACCTTTACCGATAACGTTTCTGCTACCCCAATAAATATCTTCTGTGGCAGTTTCTGCTACCCATAGTTCTGGTTCTTTTTTAAGGTAGATGTCTACACATTTAATAGCATCGACAGCACCAGCAGCACCAAAAGCTACACAGTCTCCAATTTTCTGTGTACGCACAGGAAACGTTCCGGCAACCCTTCTAATGATGTCATATAGTAACATCTTCTTTCCAGCACCAGTATCTTTTATTGCTTGATGCTGCATAGAAAATACTGGAAAAGGTAAGCCTTGCATTGCTAGATCTACACCTTTTGGATCATTTATCCATCCTCCTAAATGGGATAGGTCACTCATATTTAGTTGCCTCTGCTAAACCTTGAAAGATTTTTGCGAAATCCTTACGTTGATCTATAGTTTCCAATTTCTTAGGAGTGTCATAATCTACGCTAACAAGATAGTTAGAAACCGCATCTGTAAACGCTGAGTATCTTTCGCGATCCCATCCATAGGAAGTTTGCACTTTTCCTAGAAGTGGATCAAACTGTGCTGTTTCAGTCATTGTCTGGCAGTTACTGAGATACTCTGCCGCACCAGCAAACAGTTTATAGATAAGCACTCTATCGTCTCTTGATTCGATTTTATTAAACTCTTCTGTAACTTTTTTCAACTCTTGAGTTTCAGTAACTACAATTTGTTGAGGTGCTGATTCGGGAGTTAGCTTACCTGAAAGAGCAAAGGATGACATGAAATATAATAGTAATAATCCTAGAAGGACATTTGCAAATGACTGATATTTTCCCATCGTTTTTCCTTTTATGGTAAAGTCTTTTTAAATAAAATCGTGTTTAGTTGAATGACTAAATCTAATCCCTCTTTACTTCCATTTTCGACACATCTATCTCTTAGATAAGAAAGACATTCAAAATCCTTCTGGTATTTGTCGGAATAGTCTGGCAGTGATGGACTATCACTGCCAAGACTAGACAGAATACTCTTAATATTTGGAATCATAATATAAAGTCCTCCAAGACCGCTAATGATTGTTTGAGCATACCATCGTATAGTAAAATCAAATCCATCTACAGTTGATGCCTGAAAACCATTCCAAGCACAAAATAATAACATTCCTAATCCTATTAGTGATTCCATATTTTGTACCTCATTTTGTGTTGTCTTTTAACCACTTAATTACAGTATCAAGACCTACTACTATGATTGGAACCACAAGTGGACCGGCGGCTCCAAGGTCTACAGTACCAATATTCTGTACAACATAAGTTAGTCCTGCTGCAACGCCAACAAGTCCTGCATTCTTACTGAGTGCAACTAGGTCGGCTACGTTTAATGTAAACGCTTTTGAATTCATGTTAAAACTCCTAATCTAAACCAATAACAATTAATCTGTAAGTAACACCAGATCCCTGATCAGCTAATTGAACATATCTCTGACTGGAGCCTACACTAACTCCAGTGAATGGATCATTGTATGTAAATGCCGAGTAGGGTTTTACTAAAAGGTTGCCACTTCCTCCATTGAATAAATTTGTACATGCATTTGTTCCAGTGGCCTGAACTGCAAAGTCGTATCCCTCTGTGGTAGACTCATTATATACTGTGAAATTTTTTACGCCAGTGAAAACTACGCTGGTTGTTGCATCAAAAGAAGTTTGATTAATTGAGTATAGATCAATTTGCGTAGACTCTCCAGACGTTAAAACGCCTGTTATAGTTACAGCGTTGGTGACTTGCTTATCACCAGACCCATACGTATAAACAACACTCATGTTTTTACTGTCTGATAATGAGACGGTCTGATTACCATTAGTTGACGCAAGAGTATATGAAATTTTGTTTACTGGAGTTGCTGTTATTGATAGACTCATAATTTTTACCTAGTCACTAAAACTTCATTGATTGCTTTTGTTAATTCGGACAATGCCTGATTAGTTTTATCCTGTCTAGCAGATGCGTCTTCTCTCCATTCTGAACGTTCATCTCGATGGAGTTCATTAATATCATTTATAGTTTTTTGAAACTGTGCATTTCTACGATCTTCTCTTTTGTTACTAGATATGATCACATAAAAGAGTAAGCTAACCAGCGAAGAAACAGTCAGTCCTACAATTCCTAGATCTGTAGTCCAAGGTAATGCGTTCATATTCAATCTCCAAATACCCCCCTCCCTTACGGGAGAGGGGTTTAAAAGAAAGTGTCAAGAATCAATCACTTAGCTGGATAATCTTTCAATACAGCATCAATAGCACCATACATATAAGCAAGTTCACCCGGAATACTTCTATATGTAACAAATTGACCTTGATCAACAGCATTAGAAGCATTGTTAGTTGGCAAGACATAGCTAATATTATTAGTTGCAGGAGCACTGCTCCAATTTGTTCTTTGACCAGTAATACCAGTCGCACGCCAGTAACCACTTCTATGAGCAGTTGATGTCTTTGCACCCTTCGACTTATTGCTAACAAGAGTATGAGGGCGATTTTCTGGAGTGCCATTGACCTGAAGAACTGTGTTTGATTGATTATTAATCTTTGTTGCAACAGTTCTAATCATAAATTGAGACTGGTCATAAGCAAATGTTCCACCAGTATCTGCTTTTGTTGCACTTGACGCATGAGCGGCACCGGATAGTTCTTTTGGAACTGATCTTCCGGGTTTAATTGTGATTGATGTTAATGGAAATGTCTGAGTAACAGGACCATTAGTAGTGTCACTAGCAGATGTGATACCAACTACAGTACCTCCATCTCTTTTCTCAGTAGGAGATGAATCGCTTCCCGTCGTACCATAAATAATTGTATTTGGTAGTAAAGCCATTGTTATACCTTTCTATAGCTTTATAACCAGCTTCCTAATTATCCTGAAAATAAAAGTTCCTGATCCTTAGTTGTATACGCCATTACAAACTGTCGTAAGTAATAATGTTACCGTTTTTATTCTTTTTCAATTTCGTTAAAGTTTCGATATATTCTAACTCTGATGGAAACTCACTACTCTTGATTGTTTCTATCGTCCCATCATTTCCAATAAATACCGCCCATTTCTCAGAATCTTGTATTGAAAATAACGACTCGTTAATTTTACTAAATGCTGTGTTGATTAATGAGTCTACAGAGTTATCATCTAGATGTTCTGGTGTTTTCAAATTATTGCATAGTTCTTTTTGAATCTGCATTCTAGCCACAGGAAATGTAAATAATTTTTCTATACCTATAAAAAATCTGTATGGAGAAATCAGTGAAAGACATCCAATGCCATCTATTTTTAGATCCAGCTTTTCAAAGTCTTCATCTGTAATTTTGAAATTAGTATGACCTATCCAGCATTCAAACATATTATATGGTGAAAAAGGGTCATCAATTTCGTAAATACCAAATGGAGTTCTCACTTTTCTAGAGAGTAAAAAATGCCCTAGATTTAACTCTCTGCCATCTTCCTCTTCTTCATTTTCCATATCAAGATAAGACATTTCATCTGATTCATCTTCTTGATTAATTATATCTTCATGATTTGGGGTAAATTTTTCCCAAGCTATTTTTTTCTCTGTCATAATAGGCTCCGTCAGCGAAAGGAACTTGGCCTCATTAGCGTTCTTGCTTTTTTTATTAATAATTTATCTTCGTTAAATCTTCCAGTAATTTTATAAAAGTTTTCCAGCCATGCAATATCTTCAGGATCTGCATCTTTTGTTATTAACATGTTGATTATTATATCATAGAATGCAGAATGTGAGGTTGGAGAAAATAATGTTATCATTAATTCTCTGAACGCAGCGGAGTCATCATATACTAACCCCAAAGTTGGGGAACCGTCTTTGTATTCTAGCTTTACATAATTTGACATAAAATTACCTCACACTATTTGCGAGTCTATACAGTTCAATACTATTTTTATCAAATTTAACAAATTTTCCAGATTTTGCAATTTTGTTATTTGATATTAAATTGTAAGAGATATTCAGATTATCACCGTCGTTAATTATAGAAGATACAGTTTTTGTAGATAGTATAAAATGCAGGTAATTTTCATAAATAAATTTTGACACAAACATCATGATTTGATTATCTAAATCTCCATCTTTTACTAGATTAAAATTTGGTATTTCACCGCTGTCATCTAATAAGATGCTAAAACCGTTTTTACTTTCTTCATCTAGACATATGATTCTAGTCAAAATATTTACAGAAAAGTTATCCATTTGATAGCATTTTGCCTATAGTGGCAAGTCCAGCACCGCATAGAACTACAGCTAGTCCAGATTGCCAAGTCTCTAATGATGGTATTTCTACTATCTTGGTGAAAAATACTGGACTAAGAAATGCAACCATAACTACTCCAGTAATATGTAATATTTTTGCGAATGCCTTCATTTTAAACTCCACTCAATTTTAAAAGGTTATTGTGTATTGTATTTGCAGTTTCCCTCCATGTAAATTTTTGTGCAGATTTAATTCCTGCTATATTTTCTCGTAAAGATCCATCTTTCCTTTTTTGATGAATATTACGCATATGTTCAACCATTTGGTCTACTTCACTACCGCCTATCTTTCTCCATTGAAATTCACCATGAAACCATTTACCATCATTGGCAGGTTCATATCCAGAATCCATATGTATAAGTCGGCAGTTTTCTGTATTACAAAATTCCGTATGTCCAGTAGCATGTGAAATAATAACGTGTCTGCCACATGCCAGCAATTCTAAAGCCTCTAAATTCCACCCCTCTGCTCTTGATGGAAATATACCGCAATGTATCTGTGACATGATACTATACACCATGGCCTGAGTTTGCTGACGAGGCACGAATATGATCTTATCACCTAGTTTTGTGTTCTTAAAGCTATTTATCCATGCCTGAGTCTCTTCTGGTTTCAAGAATGGATTACTTGCCATCATTACAAGAAGAACATCATCATCTTTTTCAAATGCCTTATTGAATACTTCGGGAAGTATATCGTGTCCCTTACGTGCTTCAAACTTGCCAAAGTTTCCAAATATTGTTTTTCCATTATCTGGCAATGGACAAGGCTTAAAAATATTATCATCATATCCTAAACGAACAACATGAGTATGTCCAACTTTTTTTGGAACATTGTCATGAATTACGTTCTTAGCCCAATCAGAGCAGACAAACAACTCATCTGGGTTGTTTAGGGAATGCAGTTCTCTATGATTAAATTCCTCCAATTCAAATATCGGCATTGCCACTCTAAGACCTTTACCATAAAATGATCTAAGATCAAATTGATGCCATATTTTTAAACATGGAGCGTCGTAAAAAAAATCCCAACGACCTAATACATCCTGTATATGAGGACGTAATAGATCGTCAGGATTTGGTTGGTGATGATCTAATATTGGAATGTATCTTAAATCATAATTAAGATTAAGAAGTTCCTTTAGAATGTATGATGATACGTATCCATAAGAAGTAGTATTAATAGGAGCATTAAGATTCAGTTTCATTCAATTGGTCTTTTCTGAATGGTGCTAGTTTTGGTTCACTAGCTTTTTTAAGCTGTTCCAACTCTTTTTCAAGTTTTCTTTCTTCTCGCAGGAGTGTTCTCTTTTTGAGAAGTTTTCGCTTAACTCTTGTCTTACGAGCCTGCTCCTTCTGTACTCTTCTTTTTTCCTTACTCATCATCTTCCTCTTGGGTCTTAACGTATATTACTTCATCTGCTCTTAGAAGTATTACTTCCCGTCCAATATCAGTATCACTAATAACCTCTATACAATTATCACTAAGTTCACCAGAAAAAACATCGTAGATTTGATCTACTAGCAATGTTGAAGCGTCTTTTTTAAGGAAGACGGTTATATCCTGATTATTTCTTAGATGTATTGTAATCCTTCGTTTTTCACCTGACATCAAAAGCTACTTTCTTGAGAAGCCCTCTTTGCTATCTTGAATAAGTTGTTAGCATACACAACGGCCTCTCGACGTTCATTTCCATTCTTATCAGTAAATTCATCTACTGATAATCGACCAACAACTGCGATCTTGTCGCCCTTCTCTGGGGAGAAGTATTCAAAATCTCTGTATGCAAAGCCAAATAGTTTTACGTCAATAAACAACGTATCTTCTTTGTCTCCGCGTTTTGTATTAGCTGCCATTCTGATCTTAGCGTGTTTTCCATTTTCAGATTCATAGATATCTGGATCACGCACTAAGTTACCTACAAGTTTGATTTCATTGTTTAGTGACATAACACACCTCATTATAGTCTAAGTAATAGAAAAGATCCAGTTTTTTACTGTGAGAAACTGGAAAAACTCACCATTCATCAAAAGATTGTTTCTAGCATCTTGCCACGAACAATCTGAGCGTGACCTCGATTAGATCCAGAATACACAGCCATTGCTAGTTGAGGCGTAATGCCAATAGCTCTAGCTGCACGTTCTGTGCCACGCTTTGTATTCTCAAAATAGCCGCTGCCAAGACTGCCTGCTACGGCAGTAACTGGATTAAAGGTCTTGCCTTTGTGTTGGCCTCGTCTAGCAACTCCGACAATTTTGTTTTCAACATATTCCCAAGAATACGCAGATGAAACACGAGTCAGAGTTTCTAAGAATACTGTCTGGGTCATAACTGTCTTGCTTGCCATAGTAAGTCTCCTTGAAAAAAATCCTAACAAACAGTTTACAGTATTATACCGAGTTCCGACCGAAAGCTCACCGATTTTTCTTGATTTTCCCTGAAGTTCAGAAAAGTATCGTCTTTTTCAATGTTGCTTGGCTATAATCTACTGGCTGGTTGTTGATTTCCAGCTTACAGTCCTGTTGACAAACAAAAATCATCAGCTTGTGAGGCGTAGGCGAAATAATATCAGCTAAAGAACCTCCAACTGCACAGATATCCAATGGTTGCGAGCAGTCGCGTAATGATCTGTGTAACCCCCACAAGTTTATTTTTCAGAAGAAATTTTTATTTCTTTCTGAGCTTTATTATTTTTACATATTTAGTTTTAAGTTTCAATTGTAGAGTTTACTACTTTACATGCTTATAGATAAGAAGTTCAGGTAAAAAGGAAAAAGTATGAAGATTTCACAAAGAGCATACGAAGTAGAAAAGCGTTGGGGTAAAGAAGTTTGGTTTGCCAACAACGAAGAAAAGGATTACTGTGGTAAAGTTCTCTATATTAATCCCGGAGAAAAATTAAGTCTTCACTTTCATGTTATCAAGGAAGAACATCTCTTTCTTTTACATGGAGATTGTAGTGTGACTTACCTAACACAAAAAGGTAATGAAGTAAGATTTGACATGAACGAAGGAGAAGCGTTACACATTAAGCCCGGATTTGTTCATAGATTTTCAACTGTTAATGGGTGTACATTGCTTGAAGCTAGTACTTTCCATCGGGATAGTGATAGCTACAGGGTGCAACGGTGAAAGTCTTATTAATATCAGATTTTGGAGTCCATCACACATCCGGTGGGGCACAAAGAAGTAATCAGATAATTATTGACAAAGGTGCTTCAAGAGGTCATTATGTGAATTGTTTTCACTATGATTCACACGCCTCTGTTCTACAACAAGATTATGACGTTGTAATTTCTTCTAATCTTGAGGCAATTTCATCTAGATATCCACAATTAGTTCAAAATATCCCAAATTTAGACAATCATGTTAGACTTGAACATGACTCAAATTTGTACTGGCCAAATGACTTTAGGAAACATTTTTGGGGATCATGTAAGATATCCTTTTTCTTGACAGAGTTTCATCATCAATTTTTTGTAGATATGTACGGAGATATATTTCCAAACGTCAAGATAGTTCCCGACCCGATTGATGCGTCATTTAAAGATTTGGGTAAAGAAAGAAAAGACAAAATTGGATATGTTGGATTTATGCACCCCCTAAAGGGAACTGATAATTTTATCAAGTACGCTGATGATAATAAGGACAAGAATTTTGTTGTCGCGGGTTGGGGTAGCGAAGACTATCTTAACCAGATAAACCAACGTAAAAACATTGAATTCCTTGGAAAGTTAAGCCATAATGATATGCTGGAGTTCTATAATGGGATAGATTCTTTGTATTATAACCCAATTTGCAATGAGCCTTTTTGTCGGGCTGTTGGTGAGGCACTAATGTGCGGCACTAAAATAATTGGAGGTTCCGATAGAATTGGTTCATTAAAGATGTATCAATCAGACCCTCTATTCAGAGAAAAATGTATTGATGCTGCCGATGACTTTTGGGGAATTATAGAAAATGATTTCAATACTTTGTCCAACTAGAAACAGAACAGCCGGTCTAAGTCGAATGTGGCAGTCCGCCTTGGATACCGCAGACAATCCAGATTGTTTGGAGTTGGTTATATACGTCGATCATGATGATGAGGCAACTCATAAGTTTCTTGAATCTAACCTGCCCGAAGCATTAGTTATTATATCAAATCCGGATAAACCTGAAATATATAGCAATTTACATAATATATGTTGCAATGGATGTACTCATGACATATTGATGGGTTGTGCTGACGATGTTATTTTTAGAACGAATGGTTGGGATACAGCAGTTATTGAGGAGTTTAACAAGCTAGACGACAAAATAGGATTTGTTTATCCTAATGATGGACATCATGGTGAAAATCTAGGAACTCACGGCTTCTTTCATAAGAACTGGTTTAATACTCTAGGATATATTTCACCACCTATATTTAATGTTGATTATTCCGATAATTATGTAATGAATGTAGCTAAGGGTGTAGAAAGATGTATCTATCTTCCCAATATTCTAATCGAACATATGCATTGGACATTTGGTAAAAGTGATTTTGATGTAACGGCAAAAGAGGGTCATGCTAGAAGATTATCTACCAATAACGCTAATATATTCAGGCAGTCACATCAAATGCAGTTAGATGACATTCAAAAACTCAAGGACTTTATGAATGAAAAAATATAAGATATTTATATATGACGATGCTAAGCCACATGCTCATGATCAAGACCCAGTGTATGAAAACACTGTACCATTAAGCAATATAGGGATAAAAAAGCATTTTGATGTAACAACCTGTCCAGACAATGCAGACATATTTTATATGGGTCAATTTTCTGAAGGGCAAATTCCAAAATTTAATCAGTATAAATTTTTGCAAAAATATCCAAATAAACATGTTTGTGATATAGAAGGAGATTGGCTTAATAAAGACTTAGCTCCTGAAGATATTAAAAAAAGTATTTTTACGATCAATGGTCTAAAAGATGCTTACAAACCTCATTTAGATAGGATGTTTATAAGACCAACCTTTTCTAAAAATCTCATGAATTTGTTAAAGAAAAAAACTACTAACGATGTAAATTATAACAAAAAATTCTCTTTCATAGGATTGAACGATCCATTCAATATAAGACTATCTTTAAAAAGTGTATTAGAAAAAAGATTTCCAAATCATACAAATATTACATTAAATAACAGATGGTTAGGATCATCAAATGATAAAACACATCACAGAATATTTAACGAAACTATATTATCTGGAACATTTTCATTATGTCCTCGCGGTTCAGGTGTTGACTCAGTTAGATTTTTAGAATCTTGTTTTCATGGCAGGATACCAATAGTTGTGTCCGACAACGTCTGTTTTGGTTATGAGTTTCCTAAAAAGTTTTATTTTCAGTATGATTTTAAACAAAACCATGAAATCTTTTTTGACTCTATAATGAATATGACTAATGATGAAATAAAAGAATACTCGAATAATGCTAGAGAATTTTTTAATACATATGTAAGAAATTACTTTTATGATCCGACTCAAATGTTTTTAGACTGGTTTAAAAGATATGAAAAAAATACTAGATAATGCGATTGTCGATCAGTCATCATCTAAACTAATAGATGGAGGAAGGAAGAATAACGATGATTTGACTGGACATTATATTAGAAATATAGTAAATAATATATGTTCAAACAAAGGTATAAAGTATCTTGAGATAGGTTTATATCGTGGCGGGATTTTTTCATCAGCTTTATTTCAAAACAATATTCGTGCAGTGGGTATAGATGATTGGTCACAAAACTGGCATAATGGTGAATCTAAATTAGCATTTTGGTCTAGGATAGGACCGATTATTGAAACCAATGATGTAAAAATTATCGACAGTGACTGCTGGGTAGAAAACTTACTTGGTGATGAAAAATTTAATGTATACACCTTTGATGGACCTCACGGTTGGCAGGATCAATACAATGCTCTAACAAAGTATATACATAACATGGAAGACCAGTTTATATACATAGTCGATGATTATGATAAAGAAAAGTCACCAGAAGTTATTGATGCTGTACAATCATCTATAGTAGACTTAAAATTAAACATCTTGTGTGAATACACCATGCCCGCAGGGGATGGATATCATGAAGGTATTTACTTTTCCTGTTTGGAGAAAACAAAGTGAATAAAATATTAACCGTATATAACACCTGTGGTATAAATCAAGATCGTACAGAATGGTATTCCAGATGTATAGAAAGTATATTTAATCAAGATTATGAAACGGACATAGTAGTATCTTCATGTATGAATTCACGACCATGTCTTGAAACATTAAAAAGTAGATTTGGAGAATCACTAGGAATAATACATTATCCAGAAAGATACATTGTAAATGTAACTTTTAATAAGACGGTATTAATAAAAGATTTAGACAACAAATATGATGGATTTTTCTTTTTAGACTCCGGGGTGGAACTTACAGATAAAACATCTTTGAGTCAGATGCAAGAACGTATGTCTACAAACTCAATGGTTTCTCTACAAGTAGATATAGATACTGGGTTTGAACCTCTTGGCTTTAAACAAAACTCTAGTACGGCTCAGATTGTAAATCAAGATTTTAAGATTCCTTTAGGTAAAGGAATAAATTTACATTCACAAATTTTTAGTCGTGATATACTTGATACCTTTGGCTTGATAATACCAGATGTTTTTGCTGCGTATTGTACAGAAAGTACATTTTCATTTTTAAATGCATGTGTCGAAAAAGAATGGGTAATTGTCAAGGATGTAATGGCACACCATAATAAAGCGGTTGATGGACCTTCATCTAGCCAACCTCATTTCTCACCTGTTTACAGAAACCCTTGGAATAATTTACTATATAATAGAAATGCCTTGGATTTTATAACAGATGCAAATTGTATTTCTTGCGGTTTGGGTTATGAAGAATGTGGAAATATAATGGTGCATAATCAAGACGCTTACGATAAAGGTAAGCCAAAATACAAGCAGGAATTGATTGATAATATAAAGAAATATTTTTACTCAAATAAAACAGAGTTAGATTACAATGATATAAATTATGAGTCTATATAGCACCAACTTCACGATTAAAAAAGAGATATAATATGTTATCTGTAATAATTGTTAGTAGAGATAGGCATGATAGCTTTGATAGATGCCTCACTTCTATAAAGGAATATTTGACAGATGTTGAAATTTGCGTAGGATATGATTCAGATGATGATAATACTAAAAAAATAGCACTATCTCATAATGCAAATATCTTTGAATTCTCAAGACAAAAGAATAGACATTCAGGATACATAAATCCGATAGCAAAAGAATGTAATGGAGATTTTATACTATCATTAAATGATGATGTAGAAGTTGTAGATGCTGGTGATTATCAAAGTCTTTTACTCAAACATAAACACAAGTTATTTTATGGAATATGTAGTGAAAATTGGGCTATTGGAAATGCTAAAGCTGACTGGGAAGATCATTTAAAACATAGGTTTGCTTGTTACCCTTTAATAAGTAGAATTCTTTTTAATGCTTTAGGTTTTTATATGCCTTCGGAAGTATCTGGTCCGGGTGCTGATATAGCTTTTTCAAAAATCATATTCAACTCCAACCTAGCTGAGTATGAAGATGTTCCAATATCTATATTTGACTATGGAATGTCTTGTAGCCAAGTAGGCCATTATAATAGATATGATAATAGATGTTTGAATCGTGATATAATGAAGATAAATGAATTTATTAATAATATATCTTAGCTCTAATAACAAGCTTGGAGTTTACAATGTCAACAAAAATAATAACAGAAATCAAACACATAGACAATAGAGGTTCTCTTTACACCACATTTGCAGATTACGATTATGATATTCAGTTTGTTCAAGATAAAATATCTCAATCTAGATACGGAACAATTCGTGGATTTCATGGAGATGATAAAACCTATAAATTAGTTACCTGTATTTACGGAATAATGCAGTTTGTGACTTTTGATATAGAAACAGAAAAAACCACCCGGTATTTACTGGATGCCAATAATAAAGAAGTTGATTCTATTCTTGTTGAACCCGGACAGTTAAATGCTCATCAATGTCTATCAGATCAATGTATAATGAGCTATAAATGGAGTGAGTATTATACTTCTCCAAAAGATCAATGGACTGTAAAATACGATGATCCAACTATAGATGCTGAATGGTGTGATACTAACTATGTGATTTTGTCTCATAGAGATGCTACGGCACGAGACTTTTTGTCGCAAAAAGAAGAAGGTATATTCTCATGAATTTATTGATTGTATGTCCCAGCTCAGCCGGGTTGTATCAAGATCTTAAAACTGACTTTGCTGCTAGAGAACCAAATATTTGGGCGGGACTTTTAGCCAATGCTGTTAGAAAAGAACATAATGTTCTGATATATGACATGGAGATAACAAGACCTTCTGAGTCTAAATTCATTGATGATGTGGATCAAATTGATCCTGATCTTGTATTGTTTGTGGTGACGGGGCAAAACCCCAACGCATCCACTGCTGCTATGGAAGGTGCAACCTATGCCTCAAATATTATTGCCCACAGAAAGATTGCTTTTGTAGGACCGCACGTAAATTCTCTACCTCTAGAGACTCTTGAGAAGCACCCAGAAATAGACATTGCATTTACTAACGAAGGTGTTTATGCTCTTAAGAATCTTTTAAAAACAGATCTGAAAGACATCAGCGGGGTTAATGGAATAGCCTATAGAGATAATGGAGAAATAAAACTCAATCCACCAGAAAGAATTGTTCCTCAAGATCTATTAGAGCAAGACCTTCCCGGCGTAGCTTATGACTTAATGCCATGTCTGGACAACTATAGAACTAGCACTTGGCATACTAACTTTAAAGGTAATACATCTCCCTTTGCAAGTATTTATACAAGTTTGGGGTGTTTTGCTAAATGTTCGTTTTGTATGATTAACTCAATCAATCGAACTTCTAATGACTTTAATTTAGCTTCTGATTCCTTCAATGTATTCAGATACTGGTCTCCAGAATTTACGATAAAGCAACTGGAGTATCTAGCGGATAAGGGTGTTAAGCATCTTAAGATTGCCGACGAAATGTTTGTCTATCGTCCCAAGCATTTCATGACTTTATGTGAATTAATCATTGATCGTGGATTAGATTTTAATATTTGGGCATATAGTAGAGTAGACACAGCAAAACCTAAATATCTTGAGACCCTTAGAAAAGCAGGCGTTCGTCATTTAGCTTTAGGAATTGAATCTGCCAATCAAACCGTTCGACAAGAAATTGATAAGGGTAGATTCAAAGAGGTCAACATTAGAGAAGTTGTTGATGAAATTGTAAAACATGATATTGGTGTGGGAGGTAATTTCATTGTTGGACTGCCAACAGATAATTATGAAACTATGCAACAAACTATGAATCTTGCGTTTGAACTTGATTTAGCTAATATGAACGTGTATTGTTCTACCGCATTACCCGGAAGTCCTCTTTATCTCAATGCTAAGAAAGAGGGTAGATATTTGCCAGAAAAGTATAGCGAGTTTGGATTTCTAAGCTATAATCATATACCAGATAGTACTGAATTTCTCACCTCGGCAGAAGTATTAGCGTTTCGAGATTATTTCTTTGACGCATATTTTACGAATCCGGGTGTGCTGAATAGAATGAGAAATAAATACGGTGAAGAAGCCTGTAAAAATATCCATAGAATGACCAGTATTAAATTACAAAGAAAGATCCTGCAATGAGTAACACAACTAAAAAAGCATTAATTTTAACGTTTGAAAAATTTCAAGATCATGAAGTCATATATCCATTTTATGCTTTACAGGAGCATGGGTATCATGTAGAAGTTTGTGCTAATGGGACAAAGGAAAGAATATTCGGTATTTTGGGTGCTCATGTAGTTTCAGACTATACTACAAGTGATTTGCTTGTTTCTGATGTAGAATCTTATGATTTGCTTTGTATTCCCGGAGGTGTCAAAGCACTTGAGAAGTTACGTCTTGAGCCTAATGCTGTAAATTTCGTTAAGAGGTGGTTTGAGCTTGACAAACCTACGATGTGTATTTGTAATGGAGGTCAGCTTTTAATAACAGCAGATGTTCTTCGTGATAGAAAATGCTCAGGATATTACTCAATTGAGCCAGACATTCGTAATGCTGGTGCTGAGTATTCAAGGGGTGTTGTTGAAGACGGTAATCTTGTGTCATGTGCCCACTATGATGATATGGGTGAATGGATGCGAGTAGCAATGGAAAAATTCAATGGTTGAATCTGTAAAAAAACCTTGGGGTTATGAGTATCTTTTGTATAAGAATGACGATGTCGCTATATGGCACTTGTTTATTAATTCTTATCAAAACACATCTCTGCATAGCCATCCGAATAAGAAGACTGGTCTTGTTGTTTTAGACGGTGCTGCCAAGGTTTCTTTTCTTGGTAGTGATCACAAGTTGTTTCATGGTGAAAAAATCATGATTCGTCATGGTGTGTTTCATCAGACAAAGTCAATGACCCCTCACTTACTACAACTTCTTGAAATAGAAACTCCAGTAGACAAAGAAGATATTGTGAGACTAGAGGATTCTTATGGCAGGGCGGGATCTATTAAAATGGGAGAGGAAGGTGTGGATGTAACACCTCTGGATATGAAAGGTGATTTTGTAGGCGTGTCTTATGTCTGGTTTGCGGAACTAAATAAAAAACTGGACTTTGATAACTTCATGATAACAAATGGATCTATCTCTTATGAAGGTAATAGTGTCGCTGGACCCGGAGATATTATTAGCTATGATAACATGAAGCGGTTGCTTGAAAAATTCGAAATCTCTGAGAAAATAGAGGGGTTGGCTATAACATGCTAAATGAAATCATGAACAAGGCGAAAATGTGTAGAGCATTTGAGGTTGTCACATTTAGTCAAATACAAGCTGGCAATATTAAAATCCCTGTCTACTTATCCGCTGGTCAAGAAATGATCCCGGCGACTATTAGTACATATTTTCAAGATCGAGGAATTACACCCGCTATCTTTGGTCAACATAGAGGTCATTCTACTTATTTGTCATTTGGTGGAGATCCTACACAGCTTATTGATGAACTTCTTGGTTTGGAAACTGGATGTGCGAAAGGTATGGGAGGTTCCGCATCTATACATAGTCCAGAAATTAAGATGTTTGGTCACGATGGGTTGATGGGAAGCAATGTTCCTATTGGAGTTGGGTATTGTTATGCCACCAACGAACCCACAGTTGTATTCGTAGGGGATGCCGCAGGCGAGGAAGACTATGCTCTAGCCGCATACGGGTGGGCAGCAACAAAAAATCTTCCAATTCTGTTTGTGGTTGAGGACAACAACCTTTCCATTTTAACAGAAAAGAAAATCAGAAGATCTTGGGATATTTGTAATGTCTCTCAAGCAATGAACGTTGAATCTTATAATATAACTGACAATCCTACAGACATACTTAATTGCCTCGGTGGATGGGACTTTTCTGCTCCAAAATTACTTAATATCAATACCGTCAGAATGTTTTGGCACGCAGGTGCTGGAACAGATGGTGAAACAAGAGATTTATTAAAGCATGAAGATTTATCGGAAGACATTGAAAGGTTTGAAAAACTATGGCAATCACGCTTAGAGACACTATAAAAAATACCGTAGCTAATCATCTAGACGGTGGAGGTTTGGCTTTTGGTCAGTGTCTAACCGCCGTTGGGTGGGTTGGTGGAACCCTACCTGAAATGTATGAAGAAGATGGTATGGTTGAACTTTCTATGGCTGATGTAGCAGGAGGTGCAATTGTTACAGGTGCTGGTCTATCAGGAAGAAGACCTATGTATATCATAAGATATCAAGGTTTTAACTGGTATAATTGCGTTAGTATATTAAACTATGCCTGTAAAAGTAAGGACATGTGGAATATTCCGTGCCCAATTTTTGTGAGGAGTATTGCTATGGAGGGGGCAATTGGTCCAGTAGCTGGTAGCTCCCATCATTCTCTTTATCATAGAATGCCCGGTGTTAAAATCTACTCGCCAATGACTCCCGGAGAATACGAGCAATGTTATCAGGATTTCATGAAAGATGACGATGTTTTTTATGTTTCTGAACATCGAGGGGCATATAATAATACAGAGGAACTTGAAGATGTAGACTTTTATGAACCTGACTTTGTATTGTTTCCTATTTCTATTTGCCGATTTGCAGCAATGGAAGCTTCTAGGGAATTATTCAAAGAAGGTATTAAGGTTGCTGTTTATCATCAAAAAGTTTTAAAGCCATTTGATGTAAATAAGAATTGGGCGAGAGCACTTGATATTGCTGGTCGCGGACTTGTTCTCGATGATGATTTTCCAGATGGAATAGCTTCAACACTTGCTCAAAAACTAATGCTAGAATCATCAGCTAAGGTATCAACTATGGGTCTGGAAGAAAGATCTTCAGGATTTGCAAAGCACTTAGACAATCTTCCTCCATCAAAAGAAAAAATTATAAGGTTTATTAAAAATGAAAAGAATAGAATTCGGTGAATTGAGAATTAACAATTCGGCAAAAAAGCATGTTCAAGATTGTTTAGATACTAATTGGGCCTCGATGGGTCCAAAAACTAAACTACTTGAAGAAAAATTTGCTGAATTGATGGGAACAAAATACGCAGTAGCAACAAGTAGCGGCACTTCGTCAATAGCTGCAATGACTATGGCATTGCCCGAAATATGTAATCGTCCTGTTATTAGGAATAAAAGCAAAGTAATATGTCCAGCTTTAGCCTTTATAGCCAATACTACAGGTATTGTGTCTGGTGGATTGATTCCTAAATGGGTGGACATCAAGCCGGAAACTTTAAATATAAATGAGGAATTAATTGAGGATGCTGTTGATGATGATGTCGTTGCGATCTATGCTGTAGGCACTATGGGTAGGCCATCTGAGATGGATGCGATTAGAACTATTGCTAAAAAATATGACTTAGTATTGTTTGAAGACGCATGTGAGAACTATGGTAGTAAAATAAATGGAGAGTTTAGCCATAAGTATGCTATAGGAGGTTGTTCTTCATTTTTTCAGGCTCATCTTGTTCAGGCCGGTGAAGGTTCTTGTATTTATACAGATGATGAAAATCTTCGTGATCTGCTCATTAGTATTAGATCTCACGGCAGACATCCTAATTCAGCGTATTTTGACCATATAAGATTTGGGAGTAATTTTAAAACAACTGACCTTTGTGCATCTTTAGCTCTTGGTGCTATTGAGGAATTTCAACAAAATATTTCCGAAAGAAAAGCGATATGGACTGAACTTGTAAAGTTTTCTGAACAATATGCAGATTTAGCTTGGTTTAGTAGTCAGCCTGATTATATGGAAGTTATGCCTCATGGTTTTAGCATTACAGTAAAGCCAGATTCTAAAAAATCATGTAGAGAACTAGAAAAACTGATGACCTCTAATAACATTCACTGGAAAAGAAATTTTGGTTTTTGTGGCAGTCATGCATCATTAAAAGACGTTTTATCCGAACCACAGGGATATAATAATGCTGTGTGGTGTGGGAACAATGGACTGCATATTGGTACTCATAGATATATGAATGAAGAAAACATTCAAAGAATTTGTAGAGTTATGAAGGAATTTTTTGAATGAAATTTTTTTTAATAGCGAGTGAACTTGAGCTACCAAATTGTCCGTCTATAGTCGAAGACAGTGTTATTTTTACAGGAATTGGCAAAACGAACGCCGCTATGTGGGCTACTAAACTATGCACTCAATGGGGTAATAATCTTGATTTGATTGTTAATGTAGGAACCGCTGGAAGTTTTAATGAGGCTTATTCTGGAATGCATAAGTGCGGTACTTTTGTAAATCTAGATGGAGATGATTCATTTAATAATGAAAGATATGTCTTTAATAAAGATGGTTTAACTATTGGTTCATCTGATTCTTTTGTTGATAATGAAAATCTATATTTAGATAAACCCGATCTCGTAGATATGGAGAGTTTTGCTATTGCTCATGTCTGTCATAATTTTGGTGTTAATTTTGTTTGTCATAAATATATTACAGATTATATTGGCTCCAATTCTGTCAATCAATGGCTTGAGTCTGTGAAAAAAGCAGAATGTGAAATATTTAAAATTATCTATTCTTATATCTAATTTTTTTACATGCAATAATAGAGAACTAATATGAAAATAGTTATTACTGGTGCCGCTGGATATATTGGAAGTAAATTATTCGATTTTTTAGTAAAACGCGGTCACAATGTTATAGGTTTTGATAATCTTTTTTATGATCAGGGGACGCTTGTTAGTAAAGTGGCGTGCAATTCTATTGGTGTATCAAAATTTTTTGTTGAAGACGTTACCAGTTGGTCTGAAAATTTAAAAGATGCTATAAAAAATGCAGATATTATTATTCCACTTGCCGCACTGGTTGGTGCTCCGCTATGTGACAAATATCCAGAGCTAACATATAAAATCAACTTTGAATGGTTTTCTAAACTATTGCCGTATCTTAAAGATCAACATATAATTTATCCAAATACAAACTCTGGTTATGGCTCAACCGGCGAAGAAATTTGTACAGAAGAAACTCCATCTAATCCCTTATCACTTTACGCAAAAACAAAACAAGATTCTGAAAATTTATTGATGACTTATGAAAAGTCTACCTGTTTTCGTTTAGCTACAGTATTTGGATGGTCTTATCGCCCCAGAACGGATCTTCTTGTTAATAATTTAACTAAAACAGCATTAGAAACTGGAAGAATATTCTTGTTTGATGGTCACTTCAGGAGAAACTATATTCATGTAGATGACATAGTTTCAGCTTTTAACTTTATTATTGATAAAATAACATATAAAAAGAGTGAAGACATACATGGAGTTTTTAATTTAGGAAATGATTCTTTAAATACAACTAAAGAAAATTTAGTTAAGGAAATATGTTCAATTGTTGGCTCAGATTTTGTAACTCAAGATAATCGTACCGATCCAGATAAAAGAGATTATTTAGTTAGTAGCCAAAAGCTGTACTCTTTAGGATGGAAACCATCAGTTAGTTTGAGGTTTGGCGTTAATCAAATGGTCAACTTTTATAGATTAATGTCAAAGTCTGACGAACTTCGTTGTAGAAATTATTGATTATGATTATCAGTAGAACGCCTTTTAGAATATCTTTATTTGGAGGATCTACCGATTATGAATCGTATTTCTCTAAGCACGAATCCTTATTAATCGGATTCGCTATTAATAAATACTGCTACCTTTCTGTAAGAAAAACTCCATCCATATTTGATTACAAAAGTAAATTATCATATTCAAAAACTGAAATTGTAAATAATAATTCAAAAATCAACCATGACGGAGTTAGGGGCTGTCTAGACTTTTTATCTATCAGATATGGCATAGAGCTATCTCATAATGCGGATCTTCCGGCTCAAACTGGAACTGGATCTTCGTCTGCATTTGTTGTTGGCTTATTAAACTGCTTGCATAGACTGAGTAATAAATATGTCACTAAAAAAGAACTATCCCAACAAGCAATAAATGTTGAACGGAATATACTGATGGAGACTGGAGGTATTCAGGATCAAATTTGGTCTGCATATGGAGGTATTAACTCAATATCTATTGAAAAAAATGGCTTTTTTCATGTCAAGCCATTGCCTATCTGTGAGCATTTTTTGAAAAATTTCTTAGAAAGATCAATCCTAATTTATACGGGCAGCACAAGGCATTCTTTTAAAATTGCTAAATCTTACAATATTAATTCTTCCCAAGAGCATAAGCACAAGATTAAAGAATTATCACATTTGGCTTATGAACAATTTCAAGAGGCTAACATTGAAAATATTGCATCGCTCCTCGACAAATCTTGGAACTATAAAAAACAGATATCTAACTTAATAAGTAATGACCGCATAAACAATTTTTATTCACAGTTATCGGAAGATGGTATGATTGGCGGAAAATTATTAGGATCTGGCGGTGCAGGTTTCATATTTGGCATATTATCTGATAAAGTGAATAAGAAAGAGTTTAGGAGAAAATATAAACAAAATTACGTGGATTTTAACATTGACTTTGAAGGATCTAAAATTATAAATGAGTAATACAGAAACACAAGAAAGAATTAGAAGAAAAACTATTTTTTTAGATATTGATGGAACTCTTGTCATTCATAAGAAAAATTTATGCAGAATGATAACTGAGCAACTAGAAGTTATTTATGGAGTGCATGAAAAATTTTTAGAATGGCGTGCTAAAGACTATTATATCGTACTTACTACCGCTAGACCTGAAGGTGTTAGAAGCTCGCTAGAGCGTCAGTTAAGCGAAGCCGGTATATTTTATGATCAGCTAGTCATGGGACTTCCTGTTGGTCCGAGAGTTCTTGTGAATGATAAAAAGCCTGACGGCACAATAACAGCATATGCTTATCCAATAGAAAGAGACTTGGGAATATCTGGAGTAGAAGTTTAATGTACAGAATTGGTATAGTTTCTGGATATTTTAATCCGCTACATCGTGGTCATTTAGAATATATTAATGCCGCCAAAAAACAGTGTGATTTTTTAAATTGTATTGTAAATAATGATCTTCAAGTGCAGATAAAAGGCTCTAATAAATTTATGGACGAGAATCATAGATATGATATTATGAAAAATATAAAATCTATTGATGCAGTATATGTGTCGATTGACAAGGATCGCTCCGTTTCGAATACTATTGCTAAAATAGTAGAAGAAACAATTTTTGAATACAACAAGAATTATAAGTTTATGTTCTTTAATAGCGGAGATAGACCGCCAGACAATTACAATATCCAAGAAAAAACCGTCTGCGACAAATTAGATGTGCAGACGGTATTTATTCCATTGAAGAAAGTTCATTCTTCATCCAGTTTTTTAGCTACTCTCGGTCATGTTTCATGATATGATCAATAATCCTGCTAATAATCCAGTTGATAATAGCCTTAGCGATCCACCACCAGATAACTGAAGGAATAAATCCGGCGGGACGATTAGTGAAATTTGCCTTAGTCTTAATATAACGATTGAACCTAAAGTAGAGTTCATTGTACGTCATAGTCTGGCAGTGATAAGATGTTAATCTGCCATAACATTCTCTTGCTGCCATAAAGGCGTCTTCAAAAATTACTTGCTTAACGTCATCATTTGATGTTGCATCTGATTTTGATGCTACAATATAATCTATGTCTTCTGCTCTCATGTGAGTTCCTTTTTTAGAGTGGGCCAAAGTTTATCTACTAATTTTTCACCTGCCGTGTTATCACTTGGATAATGAACTCCCATTAGCATCCTCGCCCTGCCAACATCTTTTAATGCAGATTTAAATTCAGCAGAATGTGACGGATACTTCATTGATAGAATCTTTTCCGCCAATGCTGCAAAGGCTACATGTCCTGATGGATAAGCCATATACTTATGTGTTTTTGATGGTACATACTTGATTGATTTATCAAGAGCATATGGTCTTGGCCTTTTAAAATGACGTTTTAGCTTTAAAAGAATAGGCTGTAATACCTTATATGCCTTATCAAATTCAGCTTTTGGATATTCCAGTCCGTGCTTCTTAACAACATCTCGTAGAGTTGCCGCAGGATCATCATCAATCCTTTTAACTAACTCTAATTCTTCTGGAGATCTATTGTTCGCCATCTTCTTAACTTGACTTAGCTCACGTTTAGTTTGTTCGCTCGTATCAGACGGAGGACTAGGTAGTAATTTAGTCCAGTAATCAGTAACTTTTTGTGCAGCCCTCGCTTCTAGCAGTGCTAGATGTAACCGTTCGTATAGCATTAAAAACTCCTAAGCAATAATGTCTTTAATAACTTCAGCAAAGTCAACAATCTCAATTGGTCTATCACCCGGAGCCATTAATTCCTTGTCTGGATTAATTCCCATTTGATGATAGATAGTGCCTGCCCAATGAGGAATTTCTACAGGATTTTGATCTGGTTCAGATCCTGTAGCATCAGATGTTCCATAAGTAATTCCACCCTTGATTCCGCCACCAGCTAATACAGAGCTAAATACTCGCGGCCAATGGTCTCTTCCTGATGTATTGTTAATCTTAGGTGTTCTACCAAATTCAGAAACAACACAAACTAAAGTAGAGTCAAGCAATCCTCTTTCTGATAGATCAGAAATTAGGGCAGCAAAACCCTGATCGAACGCTGGCATTTGACTATTAATTCCATTGGCGATATTATCGTGCATATCCCATCCGCCATAAGTCATCGTGACAAATCTTGCTCCAGCTTCTACGAGTCTGCGTGATAGCAACATGCGTGCTCCAGCAGTGTTCTTACCATATCTCTCTCTGACTTCAGGAGATTCTTTTTCTAATTTAAAGGCTTCCTGTGCTTCTGTGCTAGAGATAAGATCATAGGCTTTATCATAAAATGTATTCATAGCCTTGACATTATCTGCATCTTTAGCTTTTTCTATGAAACTTTTATTTACAAGATCTAACGTGCTACGTCGTCTTGCAAATCTTGCCTGACCAATTTCGCTTGCCAAGTCTCTAACCTTAAAGTCATCTCTTGCTGGATCAGAGCCTAAGCTAAATGGTCCATAAGAACTGCTAAGATATCCAGTTCCAGCAAATTCATTAGGCAGATTAGGAATGCAGATATAAGCCGGAAGGTTATTTCTAGAACCAAACTCATGAGTCACCACAGCCCCTATAGACGGATAGTTTAGTGCTGGGCTTGGTCTATAACCAGTAAAGACATTATGCGTTCCTCGCTCGTGTGCGGCCTCTCCATGAGTCATACTACGTATGATTGTTAGCTTATCGGCAACGCCAGCGGTCTTAACTAACTTCTCATTAAGAAAAGTTCCAGCAACATTAGTTTGAATACTTGCCATTTGGCCTCTATATTCAACAGGTGCTAGTGGCTTAGGGTCAAAACTCTCCTGTGCAGCCATACCTCCGGGAAGGTAAATAAAGATTACGCTCTTAGCTGGACCTTCTACGCTTTCAAAGTTTTTAATATCCCCAAATAACTTTGGAGCCATAAAACTAAGTAATCCAGCCTTAAATAAACTACGTCTTCCAATATGAGCATTAAACATAAAATCTCCTACGATAAAATGATTTTAGCTTCGCCATCAAGTAAATATCTTGGACGACCAGCCATATCAAATCGCTGCTGCCTTCCATCAATTAACATGTGGTCAAAAATTGTAGCCTGTAAATCTAACGGTCCAAACTTATCACTCTTAGGTACATATGATCTATCGGCTTCGCCAATAGTTCTTCCTGATTGGTATTTGCCTCCAGCCATCATTAACGGAGTAATAGAAGGCCAATGGTCACGACCTGCTGTTGCATTGATCTTAGTTCTTCCAAATTCTCCAGTAACAACAACTAATACCTCTTCATTAATTCCACGATCCCACAAATCTTGTAAAAGACCAGAGATTGCTTTATCAATTGGAGGTACTCTCTTTTTAATGCCATCTGAGATATTGTTATGCATATCCCATCCGCCATAGTGTATTGTAACAAACTTGGTTCCATTTTCAACTAATCTTCTGGCTAAAATCATTTGTTCGCCAATATCATTAGCTTTTTCTGAACCATAGATTTTCCTAGTGTCATCAGATTCTTGCTTGAGATCAAATGCATCTTTTGCAGATCCTAATATAACATTATAGGCTTGATCTTTATAAAATCCAACAGATTTTGCTGATCTACTATTGATTTTTTGACCAAGACTGTCAATGCTATTTAGAAGTTCTCGTCTATTATTAAATCTCTCCATCTCAATTCTTGGAGAGAGATTATCCTTTGCTGATGGATCAAAAGGCTTATAAGCTCCACCAAGCCATGCTGGATCTTCACCATCAATTTTGCCTTGTTTCACATAACATGGCATACCATTGGCGGGATGATTAGCTCCGTAAATAGCAGAAACTAATGATCCAAATGAAGGCATTTTAGATATAGCGGTTTGTGTTCTTTCTTTATTATAATGTCCAGTCATCATAAAGTGAGTAGCCTGTAGATGAGCAGAGTCTCCATGACTAAATGAATTGACGACATTCAACTTACTTGTATGTTTAGCAAGTTCTGTCCAGTTGGCACCAAGATTAATGTTAGTTGATGCACAATAATTAGATCCATCAACAGGTCGCCATTCGGCAGGAACTGTATCTGTTGGTGCATGGAATGTTTCAAATTGTGCTGGGCCTCCACCAAGCCATATCCAGATCACTGACTTACTATTTGTATCCTGATGAAAGGCTGCGTCTGTAAATCCAGCTATTGACATTGCTGTACTTATAGATCCAATCTTTAAGAAAGATCTTCTGCCAAAATCAAATGTTATCATTGTTTTTCTCCAGAATTAAGGCGAGGTTTGAGTTTGGTGGGAATGGTGAGGATTGTTGCAGTGGGACAGCAACTGGAACAGGAACCTGCTTAATAATTACAGGTACATGTCTATGATTTTCCCAGACAATATAGCTAATTAAACAAATGCATCCAGACAATAGAAATCCCAGTGTAAAATTTTTCATGGCAAGTCTCCCTCAACTTTTCTGTATAGGCAAAACACAAGATCAAAGCCTGTCTTATAGTATACGCCATGAAATTCATTGTATGTACTTGGACCATTCATGCGGGACGGATTCGCATAAGATCATTTTGCTAAATGGTTTTGGCTTGACTAGCAAAGTCATGCGTGCCTGCTCTAAGGTTTTATCGCCCTTAGATGTATTGCATTTTCTACAGCATGATACTTGATTTTCCCAAGTGTTTGCCGCTGCCTTATTTGGGAACTTGCTAACAGGAATAATATGATCTATCGTAAATGTTTCTGGAGATAAATTCACTCCACAATAGCCGCACTTATTGTTGTCTCTAAGTCTAATAGATCTTTTGGTAGGAACTGTTTTTTTATTAATGACAATGTACTTAGAATATATCATCACCGCCGGAATTGGCATTGAGCCATTAATCGTTGTAATACTGTTAATATAATAAGAAAGAGCCGTAACATTGGAATTATTAAGATCCAACATTACGGCCCTTCTGCCTGATACAACAGACAATGGCCGAGCATTGGCATTTAAAATTAGAGTTTTCATCTAAAAGTTCCCACGTTATTCCTTTGCATAAGCTCTGATATCTTCTCTAGATCCGCAGGACTTAGACCAGTCCTATAAAGCGGGTCGCATCCATATTGAATAAATCTTTCATTATTAATCCATCCAACAACTCTATTCTCATGATCAAGAACTTTTGTCTTATCTTTGCTGATCCTGAACATCTTTATCTCCATCCATATCCCTAACGAATAAAACATACTTTTTAGGTATGTAGACTATAGATATTTTATCCTTGATTAGCCTTAAAATCTGCGAATAATTTTCAGAATAGATATCCATTTTAGGATTTGATGCATCTGTGAATTTGATTTCACTTATTCCGCATTGATATATCATTTGCAGACAGTCAAGACATGGTATTGCTGTTATATATGCTGTAGCTCCTAGAGTACTTCTACCAAGTCTTGAACAATTGTAAATAGCATTAGCCTCTGCGTGAATCATGAAAGGATATTTTTGAGGTCTAACCCTTGGTAGTATAGTATCATCAATATCCCTGATGAATCCATTATATCCTGTAGATAATGAAGTTTTATCTTTTACAAGGACGCATCCACATTTAGTTTGACTATCATGACTGTTAAAACTCCAAAGAATTGCTTCTCTGAAGAAAATTTTATCCCACTTAGTTGCTTCCTTTTGGATTTTAATATATTCTTCCATAGCTATAATCTCCAGTGAAAGGAAAAAATGCCCGTTTGGATAGCAAGGGCGGGCAACCCCCCGTGACTGCCTAAGCAGCCAACGCAAAACTAGGTTTTGCAGTTATTGTCTGTCGATTTTTTAGCTGGCCCTTCGACAAACCAGCACATGCAGTCATCACCTACGCAACCAGTCGATACCATTACGCCCCCGTCAGAAACACACTATCTTACCGTCATAAGTAGTCCGTCAACTAGATGCTTTGAGTACGTGGTTACATCTAGGAGGATTTGAACCTCACATAGACCGTATTCAACATCCTAGTGTGCTTCTGGTGGAGGCGGCGAGAATCGAACTCGCGTCCTGTGTTGTTTCACTAACAACGTCTACATGTTTATTCCGGCGAACCGGAAGCTCCGAAAATAGGACTCGAACCTATAACCCATCGGTTAACAGCCGATTGCTCTACCATTGAGCTATTTCGGATTACCGGAGACAGGACTTGAACCTGCACGCCTTGCGGCACTAGATCCTAAATCTAGCGTGTCTGCCATTTCACCACTCCGGCATTACATTACCTCGCAGGGACTTGAACCCCAACTAGCAGAACCAAAATCTGCTGTGCTACCGATTACACCACAAGGTATTAATTAATCCTCCGTATCTCTTTTTCCTCTAACAATTTCTTTTCCCTTATCTGTTAGATGAAAATAAAACTCACCGTCTTCACCAATAGTATAATCAATAATCTCTTTCTTCATTAGTTCTTGAAGATCATCTGATATATCTTGTTCTTCTTCTGGTTCTTGTAAAATATTCATCTGATATTCAAGTATCTCATAGAAAACGATATCTTCATCTTCATCATTTGTCAATTCTTCTCTATGCTGTTCTGCCAGTTCCTCATTATCAAAAACGCCAAGAAGGGCCACAGATCCATCCTTCTTAGCATCGGGCATCATATATTCAACTAAAACATAGACAACCATAGTAATTTACCCCTTAAAGAAATACGTAGCCAATCGCGAGTGATCCAAATGCTATTAAGGATAGAATTATCCAAGATCCTATCACTCTTATTTTCATAGCATGAGAGTAGTACAAAGCGGCTTTTTCTACAATCTCGTCCATTTCATCTTCAGTTAATCCTTCCATTGTTAGAAGGAAATGTAGTTGAGTATAATTAATCTTTCCCATTAAATATTTATAAGTAACGATCCAAGATTTTTCACTGATAACTGTCATATATTTTATCCATAAATTTATCGTATTGATTTGCTGCTTTTAAGTTTGTCCTAATTTTATCATACAGCTTCTTTGGAAGTATGATCATACCACTTTCTAAGAACTTGTCAATAGGAATCTGTTTGCTTTTTCCACTTGGTCCTTGAACTGTTAATTTGTCATCAGAAGTTTTTAATATAAACTCATCAATTATTGTTTTGATCATTTTATTAAATCTTTCCAGAAATCAATAAACATTCTCCAAACAACAGAATCAATTTCAAATAACTCTCCACCGCTCCAATTTAGATAATAGAACAGCCATGTCTGGAATATGAATATTATTATAATTATTATATCAATGTAGCTTAAAACCTTTTTAGGAAGCCAAGGCTTATTTTTTCTGGCAAGAGCCATGTAAAACAAAAGGCAGGCTACTAAGCATGTTAGTATCAATTTAATTGACAGGAAAAAACTTAATCCAAATGTGGTAATGAGGAATAGTGATATTGGATTTTTTTCTAAAACTACAATTGTACTTCTTGTTAAGTACGTAATTACCGTATCAAATATGCCAACAAAAGTAATCCACAAGATGAATCCCAAGTGCAGGAAAAACTTCATGACTTGTGCTCCACTGAATGGTTAAAAGATGACCCTCCAGCAAAGTATACTCCATGAATTAGCTATGACCACTTCTCCTCTGTGAACCAGTCAATAAACCTTTCTTGCTTCAGAATGATTCCGGGTTTATTTCCCATGTAATATATCGACTCAATCTTGTTGTTGTCTTCAGCATATTCCAAAAAATATCGTACTTGTCCGGGAGACATTAGGCTCCATCTTAGAATATCTGATATAGATTCTATCTTAGCAATATGTCTTGTCAAGTTATAATCTTTAGGCTTTTTCAAGTCCATCGTTTTTTCTGACGGATAGATAAATAAGATTCCGGCATTTTCCTTAATATATGATTTTAGATCTGCAACCTTTAGGGTGAGTTTTCCAAATGTTGGAACCCATTTAATTTCTAAAGGCATGTCAGAAATATCCAATGAATGATAGGACAGGTCAACCATGTAGTCAGCACCAGCAGTATTTCCTTTAGCAATAAACGCACCTTCATTATCTACTCCATTGTCTCTGGGATTAGTTACATTGATATAGTCAAGTGGTTGACATATATCCATCCACTTATTAAAGAAATACTTTTCTATCTGCGTGCTAAAGTAAATATCCTTCTTGAAAGTATTTACATCTCTATGGTCAAACCTGCGACTCATGCTACCCTCCTTCTTTTACCTGATGACTCGATTTTTCCTATAAAACATAGGAAGCATAATGGTGGTGGAAAAATATCAAACACTCTCTTAAAATGTCGAATCTTCCCATTCCTATCTCTTAGCATGTAATGCTTGATATCTCTGCCCTTTGGTCCAAGTTCACTACTGTAAACAAAGATCTTGCCTCCATAAAATAATCTAAGTATCAAGGCCCAGCAGTAACAATTTCCAATGCAGTACATAAATCACTCCATTCCTTTTTCAAGCAATTCTAAGATAAACTTACAATGCCATTGAACAGTTTCACCCTTAACAAGAGTGATCCAATCCTCGTGCTTACGAGAACTTTCGTTTTGTTCTTCAAGTGTTTCGATTTCAGAAATCAAGTAATCTTTTAGTTCTTCAAGCGTCATTTAGAATCTCCTCAATTTGTTGTGCTAATGGCTCAGGAATAAACTGGCCTACTGTCCAAAGCTCCTTTAATACTTTCTTAGTTCTTTGCAGGTCTCTAAAAGTTTTATTTACTGCTTCTTCAGTCCTTTCTTCAGCATAGTCATCCAGCTTAAATGTCCTGCAAAAACAATCAAATATTGCCTCGTATTTTCTATCTAGCAAATTGGCAATAGCTATGATTAAATCAGGATCGGGATTTTTAGCAACAAGTCGTAGATCATCTATAGTTGCCAATATTCTATTTAGTTCCGTTTCCAGTTCAAATCTATCACTCATACCATCTCCTTAGAATATTTAGTGTAATAAAAAAGTTAGTGATAACCGCTTGCAATATAAGTATCGTCCTGATGAATGCAATGACATCGCTTTCACTGTTATTATTTCCAGATTTTTCACCAACTGCCTTGCACCACAGTCTCCAAAGTTTCATTCATCTTGCTTTCCAAAAACAAAATCGTTAATAGTGCGTCCGTTAATCCAACATAACTAACATTGAGTTCCACCAGTCTGGTGCAGGTCGTCTCTTGTTCCATTCGCATTGAATGTTTTCTCGTTTATCGTAAAAATAGTAGTCACGATATGCAACAACTGCTGAGGC